TCCGGGAGGCTTCCCGGTGGGCCCACATGCGGGGCAGCCCATACGTGGGTGGGGGACAGTTCCAGAAGTACAACGATGAGCTGCTGCGCCGGGGCGTGACCCACGACTGGTCCGGCATTGAATTGGATTGGATGTGACCATGAGCCTGCTCCACGCCACTGAGGCTGACATCGCCAGGTTCATGCGGTACGTGGAGAAGCTCCCCAACGGCTGCTGGTACTGGACCGGGGCCAGGAGCCGGGGGAAGGGCAACCGCAAATGGTACGGGAGCTTCAGGCTGGGGAAGCGATCTGTGCGCGCCCACCGCTTCAGCTCTGAAGTCCTCAACAAGCACGAGTGCCCGCCGGGGCACCACCGGGACCACGACTGCTGCTTCAGCATGTGCGTCTGCCCGGACCACATCAAGGTGATGACGGCGTCTGAAAACCAACAACTGAAGATGGAGAGAAAGAATGCAAGCTGAAACCGACTGGTTGGCAGGACAGAGCGATGAGCCTGCCCAGGATGCCTACAAGTTCTTCATGCGCCCGGACCCGGACATGCGGGACTTCCTTGGGCCCATTGAGACTGAGGATGACCCGCTGACGGGCCGGGTGGCACGCTTCCGCTGGGCCAAGGTGGCCAAGATGCAGGGGATGGAGCCTGACATGGACCGCAAGGTGTACATCGGCTTTGACGGGAAGTCCTATGCGCCCCACATCCGGCTGGACAGCGCCAAGGACCTCCAGGGCTGGTACCAGGGCAAGGGCCTGGCCCAGGCTTCCTCCCGGGAGCGCCCCTGCATGACCGATGCCATCCTCACCGAGCCTTATGGGGGCTTCTGCACCGTGGGCTGCGCCTTCTGCTACATCAACAGCGGCATGAAGGGATACCGGGGGAGCGGGCTGATCACGGTGCCTGCCACCTATGGCCAGCACGTCGCCAAGCAGCTGGACCGGATGAAGACAGCCAGCGCCGGTTACTTCAGCAGCTTCACCGACCCCTTCCTGCCGCTGGAGGACGTGTACCACAACACCCAGAACGGGGCCAACGCCTTTGCCGACCGGGGCCTGCCGGTGTTCTTCTTGTCCCGGCTGAGCTATCCTGACTGGGCCATTGACCTGCTCAAGCGCAACCCCTACAGCTATGCCCAGAAGTCCCTCAACACCTGTGACCCGGAGGACTGGAAGAAGCTCAGCCCGGGCGCGATGGGCCTGCTGGAGCACATCGAACAGGTGGGGGAGCTGCGCAAGCAGGGCATCTACACCTCCATCCAGGTCAACCCGATTGTGCCCGGGGTGACCAGCGTGGAGGAGATCATGGAGCTGTTCAACATGCTGGCCCGCGTCGGCAACAACCACGTGATCGTCAAGTTTGTTGAGGCCGGATACTCCTGGGCACCGGCCATGGTGGAGCGCATCAAGTTCAGGTTCGGGGACAACCGGGGAGGCTTCTTTGAATCCCTGTTCACGGACAACATGGGCGGCCAGAAGTGCATTGATGAGGCCTGGAGGCTGGACGCCCACCGGCGGCTGCAGGCGCACGCGACCAAGGTGGGGATGACCTACAGCACCTGCTATGAGTACCAGTACATCAACAACGAGCGCAACGCCAAGGGGGAGCGGATTGACAAGCGCACCCGGTCCATCGGGCGGGACTTCCTGACCGCTGACCAGTGCCACGGCCACAAGGTCCCGATGTTCACCCGGCTGGACACCGCCGTGCCCTTCACCGAGGTGGCGGAGTGCCCGCCCTCTGGCTGCCTGCACTGCGGCGATGACAACCCTGAGGGGAAGGGGGCCTGCGGCTCCCTGGTGTTCGGGGCTGCCAAGGCCAACCGCCTCTCTGACTTCAAGGTGAGCGTCTATGAGTGAGCGCCCACCGTTCCCGACCCGCGTGAAGGTTGGTTGGAAGATGTTCAGGGTCATCGACTGGGACCCGGCGGTGGCCATGGCTGAGAAGCACTATGGCCAGTGCGACTATCAGGCCGCAGCGATCCGGGTGGACACCTCACACGGCCCAAGGCAGGCCGCTGAGACCCTCTTTCACGAGTGCCTCCACGCCACGTTTGAGGTGGGGGCGATCCACCAGACCGCCGGGGGGAGGCGGGATGCCTACACTGAGGAGCACATCGTGTCGCACGTGGCCTCCTGGACCATGACGCTCCTGGGCGACAACCCCCAGCTCAGGGACTTCCTGGCCTGGGCCGCATCACAAGAGGACTGAAAGATGACCGTTGAGAAAGATGGCAGTGACTTCCAGGTCAACTGCAACAGCTGCTCCAACTACACGACCGTGGAGGCCCGGGGAGACTTTGCCCAGGTCCCCGTCCAGCTGAAGCGGGAGGGTTGGAAGATCAGCAAGGAGGGTGGGGAGTGGGTCCACACCTGCCCCAACTGCCAGGGGGATGAGGAATGAGCCGCCCGGGTGAGGACCTCCTTGGCGACCCGGTTGCCTGGGGCCGCCAGCTCATCATGACGCATGACCATGACCCGCTGTACAGTGGGCTGGTCAATGCCCGCTACACCGGGACCATGGACACCGACCGGGTGCGCCGCTTCCTCCTGGCATACTGGTGCTGCTACAGCGTCGGTGCCTCCTGGTGGCTCTCCCAGCACCAGGGCGTGGAGTTTTGGGTCAGACTACGGGAGGCGGCGGCAAACGTCACGGTGCCACCACCTCTGGGGGCCGGTGTGTCTGGGATGATCCAACCGACCTCCCCCAGACCGGACCAGCGCTGGCCCAGGGCGCACGAGCGCCGCCACTGGCGCGGGGACAAGTGCGTGCAGAGTGTCCACTGGCTGGCCCACCGCTTCAGCCGACCAGAGGTGGCCATCAACAGCCTGGAGCACCTGTGCACCCTCAAGGACGTTGAGGCGGCGGTGACCCAGTGGCCCCAGTTTGGCCCCTGGATTGCGTTCAAGGCGGCGGACATGCTGGAGCGGGTGCTGGACGTGCCGGTGGCCTTCCCCCCTCTCCTGACGACCATGTACAAGGACCCCAAGGAGGGGGCGGAGATGGCGGCACCCCTGATGGGCCTCAGCTCCCCCCAGGAGGTCACTGACGTGATGCTGGAGGCATACCAGGCCATCCTGGCACCGCCGGTGGGGGGCCGCCACGTCAACGTCCAGGAGGTGGAGACTGTCCTGTGCAAGTGGAAGTCTGCCCGCCGGGGCCACTACTGGATCGGGTGTGACACCCAGAGCCACCGGGCGGAGCTGGAGGCCTGGGGTGCGCATGACTTCCTGGCTGTGTACCCAAAGGTGCCCGGCTTGACCGACCCTGCACCCCGGGGATAGGCTCCGGGGGCTGACTGTCAGAAATGGAGAATGACAAGTGATCATCAACATCAGGGGAACCAACGGCAGCGGCAAGACCACGCTGGCCCGCACGCTCCTCCACCCGAATGCTGCGCCGGTTGACCTGGTCTGGTATGACGACCCGACCAAGAAGGACCCCAAGCGCCGCTCCTCTGTTGAGGGCTGGGGCTTCCCTGGACACTTCCTGGCCGTGGGGAGCTATCGCCAGGGATGCGGGGGCATGGACACCATCCCCAGCTTTGAGCTCCAGCAGAAGGCTGTCCTGCGGGCCGCGACCGATCTGCCCAGCCCACCCAAGCATGTCGTGTGCGAGGGCGTGCTGGCCTCCACCGTCGCGGGGAGCTGGCTCAACTTCTTCAGCGGGTTCAACCGGGGGGAAGTTCTGGTGGCCTACCTGGACACGCCGCTGGAGCTGTGCCTGGAGCGGATCAAGGGCCGCCAGGAGAAGGCCGGGAAGGTCCGGGACATCAAGGTGGACCTGGTCAAGGACAAGATCAAGGCCATCCTGGCGACCAGGGCCAAGTTTGAGGCGGCGGGCATCGCAACAGTCCTGCTGCGCCACGACCGGGCCCAGCAGGACCTGATGAACACCCTGGAGGAGATGGGACATGTCTGATGATCCGCACGCACCGGAGCCACCAGACGGCTTCAGGGCTGTGAGGCTGGATGCTGCCATCCCCAAGGAGATGATTGTCAGGTTCGGCAATGAGTACATCATGGCCTGCCGCAAGCTCCACGACAGCCGTGAGCTCCAGGAGCTGGCCCGGTCCATCCAGGCTGACCCCCAGCTGGTGGCGGCTGAGATTGCCCTGATGGGTGTGGCGGCGGCGGTGTCGGGATACCCTGGGGAGCCTGCCGACCGGCGGGTGCTGCTCCAGGTGTTTGAACGCTCCTTGGTGGGGGAGGCTTTCTGTGATTGACTCAGCTCCCTTCTGGCAGTGGGTCAACGAGCGCCACGCCATCTACATCCGCAAGGAGCTGCGCCGGGGCGTGGACGCGGGTGACGTGCACGCTCCCCTGGGCGCTGACCTGGAGGAGGCTGACCCTGACCACTACGCCATGCGGGAGACAGGCCCGCTGACCAGCGACCCCGTTCTGGCGCAGTTCAGCTTCTGCAACGTGTTCCGGGAGCTGGACCGGGTGACGATGTGGATTGACCGGCACATCCGGGAGCCGTTCAAGGACCACCCTGACCTCTGGTTCATGCTGGCCACCGCCCGGTACATCAACTGGCCTGAGACCCTGGCCTGGCTGATCAACACCAAGGTGTTCCCGGGGCAGAAGAACAACGACCTGCCCAGCTGGCCCTCCCGCGTCGGCTTTGAGCCTGCGTGGATGGGGGACGCGCTGGATGTCTGGTCTGCCCTGGGCAAGAAGGTGTACACTGGCTCCTACATGATCCGGGCGGAGAGCAACCCCAAGGCGGAGTGGTACAGCTGGACCAAGCAGCAGTACATCGCCCGGATTGTCCTGGGGCGGCTCTGGGAGGACCGGGGCGGCTGGAGGGCGATGAATGACAACACGGGCCACACCCTGGAGCAGGTCTGGGGCTGGTTCCAGGACAAGCGGTACATCGGCTGGGGACCCTTCATGGCGTACCAGGTGGTGGTGGACATGCGCCACACGCGGCTCCTGCGCAACGCCACCGACATCAACACGTGGGCTGCCCTGGGGCCTGGGTCCCGCCGGGGGCTGAACCGGCTCCATGGCCGGGACGTGGACTTCAGCCTGTCCCAGGCGCAGGGGCTGGAGGAGATGCGGGCGCTGTTCGATGAGCAGGGGGAGAAGCGGGCACCCTGGGTCCCGCCCATTGACCTCTCTGACATCCAGAATTGCCTGTGTGAGACTGACAAGTGGCTTCGGGCCAGGACGGGGGAGGGCAGGCCACGCTCCCTGTATGTCCCTGGCCGCCAGACCTTCTGAGGAGACTGACATGAGTGAACAACCAGCCACCCCTGAGCTTCAGATGGAGCGCATGCGCCTCCTTCAAGAGGCTGGGGAAGCCGCCCGGGCGCGGGACGCCTGTACATCCATCCAGTGGCGGCGGGGCCAGCGCGCCTACCTCCTGGGCAGTGTCTTTCAGGGAGCCTTCGCATGATCACCATCGGCGCACGCAACGTCAACCACGCCCTCTGGGCCGGGGCTCAGCTGCTCCGGCACGAGGGCGTTGAGCAGGACAGCCGCAACGGGCCTGTGCTCCGGGCGGCATACCCTGTCACCACGGTGTATGAGGCACCCAGCGAGCGGGTGCTGCTCCACCCGGGGCGGGATGCCAACCCCTTCTTCCACCTGTTTGAGAGCCTCTGGATGCTGGCGGGCCGCAACGACCTGGCACCGCTCCTCCCCTTTGTCCCGCGCATGGCCAACTACAGCGATGACGGCGGCAAGACCCAGCCCGGGGCCTATGGCCACCGCTGGCGGCAGCACTTCGGGCGTGACCAGCTGGCCTGGGCCATCAAGCGCCTGAAGGCTGACAAGCTGGACCGGCGGGTGACCATCCAGATGTATGACGCCAACACCGACCAGGACGCGGCGGACAACGGGGGCCGGGACATCCCCTGCAACCTGATGGTCCTCCCGGCGGTCAACCCCGAGGGGGCGCTGGACATCACGGTGTTCTGCCGGTCCAACGACATGGTCTGGGGGGCCTATGGGGCCAACGCGGTCCACTTCAGCGTGCTGCAGGAGTACCTGGCCGCCGCAATCGGGGTGCCTGTTGGGCAGTACTTCCAGATCAGCAACAACTTCCACGGATACCTGGCCACGATGGGCAAGGCCGGGGAGGAGTGGCCCTGGGGCGTGGATGAGACCCAGGAGCAGTTTGCGCCTGACCCCTACCAGGCCGGGACCGTCAAGCCCACCCCGATGTTCCATGACGGCTTCAACACCCAGGAGTTTGACCAGGACCTGGCGATGTTCATGGAGGACCCCGCCCGCATCGGCATCCGCAACAGCTTCCTCCGCAGGGTGGCCTGCCCGATGGTCATGGCACACCGCGCCTTCAAGGCCAACGGCTCCGCTGCCGCCCGGGAAGTCCTGGACCAGATGCCCAAGGACAGCGACTGGAGGGCCGGGGCGCTGCTCTGGCTGGCCAACCGCGATGCTGCGGCCGCAAAGGCCAAGGAGGCTGCCGGTGAAACTGTCTGATCGCATCAAGTACATCCGTGAATCCGGGATGGTGGAGCGGTGCCACATGTGGCCCAAGGTGGGGCAGAGCTACACCAACGGGGGCCACTCCTGGGGCGTGTGCGTCCTGATCCGGCTCCTCTGGCCTGAGGACCGGCACCTGGTGGACTTCGCCATGTTCCATGACGTGCCGGAGCGCCACACCGGGGACATTCCCTCACCGACCATCAAGCGCCTCCCGGGGCTGGCCGATGGACTGGAGAAGGAGGAGCGGGACGTGTTCCTGGCCCTCCAGATACCTGATGAGCACTCCCTGTCCGATGCGGACTGGGTGAAGCTCCGCTGCGCCGACAGCCTGGAGCTGTGGCTGTGGTGCCTGGAGCAGGAGGAGATGGGCAACAAGTCTGTCTCAGGCATGCGCCGGGAGATGGACAAGAGCTGGGATGCCCGCGCAGAGATGGGGGAGTTGCCGGCGGTGGTCCGGGAGCTTATCAAGGAGGTGCGCCTGGACGGCTGGGCGCGGTTTGAGGGGTGGTTGACATGAGCCAACATGGTGACGTTCCATACAATCCGCCTCCTGGGCGGGACATTCCAAAGCCTGGCTGGTCCGGGAACCGGACAGGCTGGGAGCTGGACCCGCGCCTGAGGTACGCAAAACTGGTCATCTGGTTGTATGCCCGGAAAGTGTCGGATGAAATCCGCCTCTCCTCCCTGACCCTGGGCCAGAACAACATCACGGCTCAGCGCCTCTGGGAGGAGTGCGTGCGCAAGGTCCCAGGCTTTGTGGAGGCACTCCGGGCAAGGTTTCCAGACCTCAAGGTGTCCAAACTTCAGCAGAAGCTCTACGGGCGACTGCTCCACATGTACCTCACCAAGGACAAGCCTGCCTTGAGAAAGCAGACGGTGGAGCACCCTACCAATTGTGAAGATTTGCGCTATTGGATACGGGTGGCCAACAACCTCTATGAAAGGCCGGGGAAGCCCACCCTGTTGGAGGTGGTGGACCTGTTCATGGATCCAAACAACAAGGACGGTGCAAAATGAGTGACGGCATGACGGACAAGAGGAGCCAGCCGACCAACGCTGAGAAGCTCACGGCGGCGGTCAAGCAGAATGACCTGGACGCAGCCCGCATCCTGGCCCTGGAGGAGCGGGTGGGGCGGCTGACCGTGCAAATCCAGGGAGCCACAGCGGAGTACAACCGGGCCTTGATGGAGCTGTCTCAGCTCAAGGCCCAGCAGGAGGATCGGAACAATGGTTGAACAAGTTGGTGGGGACCACTACAAGGCGGAGTACCAGCACTGGGACTGGGTGCCGGACACGGGGCTGGGATACCTGGAGGCCACGGCCACCAAGTACCTCCCGCGCTGGCGGGTGAAGGGCGGCATCCAGGACCTCAAGAAGGCCCTGAGCTACATCGACAAGCTCCACCTCCAGCTGAAGGAGAAGCCTGAGCGCACCCCTTGCGCCCGCACCCGACCTCTCCGCAGCGATGCCCTGCTGGGCCGCTACATTGAATCATCCAAGATGGACACCAACGAGGTTGAGCTGACCAGCCGACTGGACTGCTGGGAGTTTGACCAGGACCTCCTGGATGCCCGTGACCTGCTGCTGGAGATGATCGTGCGGGAGGAGCGCCGCCTGAAGGGGGAGCTGGCACCATGACCAGGGTGCGTGTCATCAACATCACCAACATCCTCAAGGTGGTCTGGGACGCGACCGGGGTGCCTGAGTCGGCCATCCTGTCTGAGCAGCGCGGGCTGAAGCCAGAGGCCGATGCCCGCATGCTGGCGATCTACCTCACCCACTTCCTGTATCCCTGGGTGTCCTGGGCTGAGCTTGGGCGTGTCTTTGGGCGCGACCGGACCACTGTGAGGCACGCGGTTGAGAAGGTGGGCGCTGCCCGCACCAACACCGTCATTGAATTGGAGAAGAAGGTTGGCCGCCCAGCTCCCACTGTTTGAGCCGGACAGCAGCTGGACCCCTCCCTCAATGTCAGACCTCCCGACCTCCTGGGGCACCGGGCGCGTCGGCATTGACACTGAGACGCGGGATGAGCTGCTGACCACGATGGGACCGGGCGTGCGCCGTGGTGCCTACATCGCCGGGGTGTCCTTTGCCATTGAGGACGGCCCATCATTCTACCTCCCCATGCGCCACGGCGGCGGGGGGAACATGGACCCTGTCCAGGTCCAGCGGTACTTGGCCGACATGGCCAAGGGCTTCACCGGCCAGGTGTGCGGAGCCAACCTGGGCTATGACCTGGACTTCCTTGCTGAGGAGGGGATTGAGTTCAAGGAGGCCCAGTGGTTCAGGGACGTGCAGGTGGCCGACCCGCTGATCAACGAGCTGCACATGAGCTACAGCCTGGAGGCGATTGCCCAGCGGGCGGGCATCCCGGGGAAGGATGAGCGCCTGCTCACCGAGGCCCTGGCCAGCTACGGATACCACGGGAACAACCGCAAGGGCGGCATCTGGGCACTCCCGGCACGACACGTGGGGGCCTATGCAGAGCACGATGCCCGCCTGCCCCTTACCCTGCTGCGCCGCCAGGAGCGGACCATTGATGAGCAGGGCCTGTGGGACGTGTACAACCTGGAGAGCAAGGTGCTGCCCGTGCTGGTGCGGATGCGCCGCCGGGGCGTGGCCGTCTCAGAGGACCGGCTGGCCCAGGTGGACGCATGGGCGCGGGCGGAACAGCAGCTGGCCATCGACAAGGTCAACGCGCTGATCACCCGGCGGCTGGAGGTGACCGACATCACCAAGACCGCCCTGCTGGCTGAGGTGCTGACCGACCTGGGGGTGACCCTGCCCAAGACCGCCAAGGGCAAGGACAGCGTCACGGCGGCGGTGATGGACAGCATCGACCACCCAGTGGGGGAGCACCTGCGCCGCGCCAAGAAGATGGCAACGCTGCGGTCCACCTTTGTTGACGGGACCCGGCACCACCTGATCCGGGGCCGCATCCACTGCACCTTCAACCAGCTGCGCCGCCAGAAGGATGACGGGAGCGGGGAGACTGAGGGAGCCGCCTATGGCCGGTTGAGCTCAGCTGACCCCAACCTCCAGAACCAGCCAGCCCGGGACCCAGAGATTGGCCCCATGTGGCGATCCATCTACATGCCCGATGATGGGATGCTCTGGGCCAGCCTGGACTACAGCCAGCAGGAGCCGCGCCACGCTGTCCACTTCGCCTGTGAGGCTGGGCCGCGATTGATCGGTGAGGCGGCATACCGGGCTGCCTTGGACGCTGCCCGCCGGTACAATGAGGACCCCACCACCGACTTCCACGACATGATGACGCGGATGGTCCACGGGGATGACGTCCTGGAGCGCCTGGGCAAGGACGCCTTCAAGCAGCTCCGCAAGTACTGCAAGAACATCTACCTGGGCCTGAGCTATGGGATGGGCGGGGCCAAGCTCTGCCGCGACCTGGGCATGCCGACCTGCTGGAGACTGTCCTGGGGAGAGGGCCGGGACCGCCGCACAGCCGACTATGCGACCCGGGAGGAGGTGGAGGTCAAGGCTGAGGCAGGCCGCCAGGCCGGGTTCAAGATACGTGTCTGGGAGGCCGCTGGCTCTGAGGGCCAGGCCCTGATGGACAAGTTTGACCGTGAGGTGCCGTTCATCGCCAAGATGGCCAAGGCCTGTGAGCAGAAGGCTGCCCAAAAAGGCTTCATCCTCACCATCGGCGGGAGGCGCTGCCGCTTCCCCCTGAAGGAGGATGGGAGCTATGACTGGTGCCACAAGGCGTTCAACCGCCTGATCCAGGGCAGCTCAGCCGACCAGACCAAAGCCGCGATTGTTGAGATGGACCGCCAGGGCATCGCCCTGCAGCTCCAGGTCCACGATGAGGTTGACTTCAGCACTCCCTCCCGGGAGTACGCTGAGGAGGCTGCGCAGATCATGATCAACATCATCCCCATGCGCGTCCCCATGCGGGTGGACGTTGAGGTGGGACCCTCCTGGGGAGAAGCTGCGTGACATTGGAATGCACTTTCCCGGGCTGGCCGGGGGAGATAGTCTGACAGCTCCTGCCGGGAGCAGAAATGGAGAATCACTGTGACGACCTTCTTTCAAATGGCCCAGGTTGCAGCCGCACGCAGCCCAGACCCCAGCACCAAGGTTGGGGCTGTCTTGGTCCGGGACGGGGTGGTGGTGGCCGATGGCTTCAATGACTTCCCCCCGGGCATCCCCTCCTCCTGGTGGGGGGACCGCCCACTCAAGTACCGGGCGGTGGTCCACGCTGAGGCCCGGGTGGTGGTGAACGCAGGCCGGATGGCTCAGGGGGCCACCGTGTACGTCACACACCATCCATGCCCGGATTGCGTCAAGCTGATGGCAGCGGCGGGCGTGGAAGCCGTGGTGTGTCCCCGGGGACCCTGGCGCGATGACCCGGCCATCAAGGAGCTTTGCGACCAGGCGGCTGAGATGATGGAGCTGATCGGGATGGAGGTGCGCCATGCTTGAGTTTCAGACCCGGGTGCGCAAGTGGGTGCGTGAATGCTTTGGCGACAAGGTGGCCAACGACCAGGCGGAGCGGTCACACCGCTTCCTTGAGGAGGCCCTGGAGCTGTTCCAGGCAATGAAGGGGACACAGGAGGAGGCGACCATGCTGGTGGCCTATGTCTTTGGGCGTCCTGTGGGAGAGCCGACCCAGGAAGTGGGGGGCGTGTCCGTCACCTTGGCAGCCCTATGTTCAGCCGCCGGGATTGACCTGGAGCGCAGCGCCTGGGTGGAGCTTGGCCGTGTGGAACACCCTGAGATCATCGCAAAGATCAGGGCCAAGCAGGCCACCAAGCCAGCCTCCTCTCCCCTCCCGGGAGTGTCGTGATGTCATACTCAGGCCTGGTGGTGGGAGGACCGGCGGCTGGCCGGGATGTGACCTGTGAGACAGAGTTTTACCAGGTGGTCAAGCCTCCCCAGCTCACCATCCAGCTGGGGGACGCGGGCCAGCCGATTGAGCTGACCATCAAGGCATTCCGCTACCGCTGGCACGGCTTGTTGCTTGGGCCGGGGGATGAGGAGACTGGCTATTGGGTCCCAGAGTGGGTCAAGGATGAGAACATGGTCAGCTGGGTCATGCGTGAGCTGATGAAGAGCTACAGGAGCGCCCATGCCGAGTGAAGCCTCAATGTGGGAGGCGCTGCGCCCGACCCTGGAGGAGGCGCGGCTGGACCCGGTGCGGGTTGAGAACCCAGCGATGCCCGGGACCCCTGATGTCAACTACCTCCACGGCTGGATGGAGCTGAAGCAGGCCGACAAGTGGCCGCCCAAGGGGGGACCGCTCCGCCTGAAGCACCCACCGACACCTGAGCAGCGGGCGTGGCTCCTCCGCCGGTGGATGGCAGGCGGCATCGCCCTCCTGTGCCTCCGGGTGGGGCAGGAGTGGTTTCTGTTCTCCGGTGACAGAGCGTTCCACCTCTGGAGTGTAGCGCGTGGAGAGCCGCCAGGGGAGGCTGTCCTGCGGGCACAGGCAATGATCGTGACACGGCGGAAAGCGGACCTGCTGCCCTTTCTGCGGACTGGGGGACGGGAATGACGGACATCAAGGGGTCAACATCAGAGGCAGTGGGCTTCCTCCAGGGCTGGTGTGAGGAGGGGCCTTGGGTCCTGACCTCCATCCTCCCGGACATGGGGCCTGACGACCGGACCAACACGGCCACCTTCACCAACAAGCAGGTGATGGAGATGGCCCGGTGGATTGAGGACCGGCAGGGCAAGCAAAACATCTACTTCACCGTCAACACAGTCATCCGGCCAGCGACCTCCAAGCCGCTCAAGACTGACATGCGGGGCATGCGGGCGATCCACGTGGACGTGGACCCCAGGGTGGGGGAGGACATTGACAAGGAGCGGGAGCGGGCGCTGAAGCTCCTCCAGGACTTCAAGCCGCGACCCACGGTCATCATCGACAGCGGCGGCGGCATGCAGGGCTTCTGGCTCCTGGCTGAGGAGCAGATCACCAACGGGAGTGAGGACAAGGCTGAGGAGCTGGAGGCATACAACCTCCAGGTGGAGATACTGCTTCAGGCCGATGCCTGTCACAACATTGACCGGATCATGCGCCTGCCCGGGACCGTGAACCTGCCCAACAAGAAGAAACGGTCAAAGGGCCGGGTGGTCTGCCTCTCAAAAGTGGTGGAGGTGGACTGGTCCCGCATCTATCAGCTCAAGGAGTTCACCCCGGCTCCCCGGGTGCAGTCGGCTGGCTCCTCTGGGCCAGCGGTCAAGATCAGCGGCAACCTGGCGCGGCTGGAGAGCCTAGATGAGCTTGGGCCCAAGGTGTCCGACCGGCTCAAGGCGTTCATTGTCCAGGGCTTTGATGCTGACGACCCCGGGCGCTATGCCTCCAGGTCTGAAGCCGCCTGGTGGGTCCTGTGCGAGATGGTCCGGGCCGGGTGCACTGACGACCAGATTGCGGCGGTCATCCTGGACCCGGACTACAAGATCAGCGGCCACGTCCTGGACCAGCCCAGGCCTCAGCAGTACGCTGCCCGCCAGATACAGCGGGCGCGGGAGGAGGCGATTGACCCCCACCTGCGGCGGCTCAATGAGGACCACGCTGTCATTGAGGACATCGGGGGCAAGTGCCGGGTGATCAGTGAGATCATGGACCATGCGCTGCAGCGCACGCGGATCAGCCGCCAGAGCTTTGAGGACTTCCGCAACCGCTACATGAATACACAGGTCCTGATCGGCAAGAAGGACGGCCACGACATCACGGCTCCCCTGGGCAAGTGGTGGCTCCAGCACACCCACCGCCGTCAGTACAAGACCATTGTGTTTGCGCCCGGGCGGGAGGTCAAGGACAGCTACAACCTGTGGAAGGGCTTTGCCTGTGAGGCCAGGCCCGGGGTCATTGACAAGTATCTGGCCCACCTGCGGGACAACATCTGTTCAGGCAACCCGGTCCACAGCGAGTACCTGATCAACTGGATGGCGCGATGCGTCCAGAAGCCGGACACGCCGGGAGAGGTGGCTGTGGTCCTGAGGGGCCGGATGGGCACCGGGAAGGGCGTGCTGGTCAAGGCGTTTGGCTCCCTCTGGGGCCGCCACTTCCTCCAGGTCAGTGACTCCAAGCACCTGGTGGGGAGCTTCAACGCCCACCTCAGGGACTGTGTCGTGCTGTTCGCTGATGAGGCGTTCTATGCGGGCGACAAGAAGCACGAGGCCATCCTCAAGACCATGGTCACTGAGGAGACTATCATGATTGAGGGCAAGGGCGTGGACGCTGAGGCGGCTCCCAACTTTGTCCACCTGATGATGGCCTCCAACGGGGACTGGGTGGTGCCCGCCGGGGCCGATGAGCGCCGGTACTTCATGCTGGACGTGGGCGACGGGAACATGCAGGACAAGGCATATTTCAAGGCCATACACCAGGAGCTGGACAACGGGGGCCGGGAGGCGCTGCTGCACTTCCTGATGACCCGGGACCTGACCGGCTTTGATGTGCGCCAGTTCCCCAAGACCGTCGCGCTGCAGGAGCAGAAGCTGCTGAGCCTGGACACTGAGGAGGCTTGGTGGTATGACAAGCTGCAGGACGGGAAGCTGTGCCACGGATACCACGGCTGGCCTGAAATCCTCAGCAAGGGGGACCTCCAGGCTGACTACACACGCTGGTGCGACCAGCAAAAGATCATGTACAGGGCCAACCCGACCCACTTGGGCCGCTTCCTCAGGAAGGTTATGCCGCCGGGGAAGCCCAGGTCATTCCAGCGTTATGCTGATGTCAGCACCCAGGACCGCTTTGGCCATGAGGAGGTCAACCGGGCGCGGGTGTGGTTCTATGAGACGGCTGACCTCAAGGCGTGTCGGGCCTGGTGGGACAACAAGTTTGGTGGCCCCTATCCCTGGCCTGTGGATGAGGCTGAGGACTACAAGGAGCCGTTCTGACGATGGCCCGGGACACGCCCCTTGACACTGCAGTCCGGGAGATGCGTGCCCTGGGCATCGCCTTCTGGACGCAGCGGACAGACCACCACTGGAAGGTGTGCTGGGTCTGGCTGGGCGTTGAGTACGGATACATCTGCACCTCCAACCAGGGCCGGGGCAGATCGGACAAGAACACCCGCGCTGGCCTCAGGCGGATGCTGCGACAATGCGGGGCACTTGACCGGGACGGTGGACCGGGGATAAAGTCAGACAGCCCGGGTGGTCCGGGAGAAATGGAGCAACACAATGCGCACAATCAAACTGGAGGGACCGGCACTGGAGCTGGCCCACGTGATGGAGGGCGTGAGGGAAGCGGTCAACCGCGACATCACCGCCAAGGAGAAGGAGGCTGCCGACCTCAGAGAGGCCGGTGAGCGCAAGCTGCATGAGCTGGAGCTGAAGATGAAGGCCCTGCTCATGATCGACCGGGGCGAGTGCTGCCACATCCAGACTGAGTACCTCAAGGAGCACAACATTGCGTTCGTGCGCACTGAGTGTGGCTCCGGGCGCAACTCTGGCCTGCCTGAGGGCCTGGGCAACATCCTCCAGCAGCTGATGGGCGGCGGCGCTGCCAAGAAGCCCAGCGGCGGGGGAGTGCACTGATGGACAGCATCGACATTCGCACCTCTGACCCTGGCCTGACCATGGTCCACGGCTTCCACCTGGCATTCGGGGCGCACATCTCCCCCCACCCCCAGCTCCCGGAGCCTGAGCTGTATGAGGCCATCAAGGAGGACCTGGAGGCATACCACAAGGCCGCAGCGCGGCTGGGGGAGGCCCTGAAGGACTCAAGCAAGGACGCGGGACCGGGCGGGAGCCTCCTGCTGATCCGGCTCCAGCTGATCCAGGAGGAGCTGGCTGAGCTGGCAGAGGCGTTCATCAAGCGCGACATTGTTGCGTGCCTGGACGCGCTGAATGACCTCAGCTACGTGGTTGATGGCACCTACCTGACCCTTGGGCTTCAGGAGGCCAAGCTGGAGGGCATGGTTGAGGTCCACCGGGCGAACATGTCCAAGCTGGGGGAGGACGGGAAGCCGATCATCAGTGATGCTGGGCGTGTCGTCAAGGGGCCCAACTACGCTCCCCCGGACCTGGCCCCCATTGTGGAGGCGCTGCTGCCTGAGGCGTTCCCGGACTTCCCTGAGGGGGAAGCCTGGCTCAGCTCCGCCGGTTGCGGCATCCCGGCCAACGTCCTGCTGCGCATGTACAACCAGGGCATCCTGGACGCGCAGGAGGACACCACCAACGTCCTGCTGCATGACCGTCTGGCGCTTCAGGAGGGCTGTGTGATGCCGTGCACCTACACGGGAAGCCTGGAGGGGGACCGCATCCTTGGCCTGACTGAGGCCCTGGACGTGCGGGAGCGCATGCTGTGCGCCCTGATCACCCGGCTGGAGAAGGAACACGGGGAGGAGCACGTGGGGATGCTCCTTCACCGCGCCGCGACCGATGCTGAGGGCCTGGAGCGCAAGGACATCAAGCGGTGGTGGAAGCGCCACAAGGCCGCTGACATCCTGCGCAAGCGCAAGGAGGGCCTGTGATGCCAGCCAAGGACCTGTACGACATCCTGGACGTGGGCGGCGGGCGGGCGCTGCTCATGCGGCGCAAGTTCGGGGACAAGGGCGGCTGGACCAAGGTTGCCGACTGCCGCACCCCGGCGGCTGCCCAGAGGCTCCTTGATGAGCTGAACGGTGTGGACATGGTCCACATTGACGATGTCCGGGAGGCCCTGCGCCTCCTGGGCTTTGCGACTGCGCAGAAGGCGGCTGAGGCCGCTGCCATCCTGCGGATCATTTGTGGAGAAGCCGATGCACTTGATGCTTGACCTTGAGACGCTGTCCACCGCCGGTGACGCAGCCATAGTCCAGATCGGGCTGTCACCCTTCTGGATTGACCAGGTGGGACCGTGCGGCCCTGGGCTCCAGCTGGACGTGGACCCCCAGAGCTGCATTGACGAGGGCTTCCGGGTGGACTGGGGGGCGATCCACTTCTGGCTGACCCAGACCCAGGAGGCGCGGGACGCGATGCCCAAGCCAGGGACCGGCCTGAGCATCCGGGAGGCGCTGCTGGCCACCACAGCCTACATCCAGGGGCTGAAGGCCCAGACCGACAACGGGCGCTTGTACGTGTGGAGCAACGGGGCCACCTTCGACATCCCCATCATGAGCCACGCATACCGCAAGCTGCGCCTCCCGGAGCCTTGGGGATACCAGGACCCCAGGGACACCCGGACCCTGGCGATGCTTGGGCTGAACGCGATCAAGCCCAAGCCGATCATCGCCCACCGGGCGCTGGATGACGCTGAGTCCCAGGTCCACTGGGTCCAGAACATGTGGCGGGAGGCCCGGGGCGGGATGGTGTCCACGGGACCGGCTCCGGGCGGGATGGGGGATGTCATCGCCAGTTGAGGGAGCAGGGGGAGCGGGGGGCCGCTTTTTGGTCCCCACTCCCTCTTGCCTGGCGGGGCCTGGCCAATCTACCGGAGCGAGAGTTGCAGGGCAATAGACTGCGGTTGACCCGCCCTGTGGAGTGAAGCTAGTCTGACTTATCCCCGGTACAGAGCTGGGGACCAAACAAGAGAAATGGAGCACTACAAGATGAAAAACGACATGTCTGCGGCCATCAAGGCCGGTATCGCTGAGGCCCTTGCCAACATGGCGTCGGGCAAGCAGTCCTGGGACAACATTGACGTGGGCATCGACCACGCCGGGACCAAGATCACGCTGCCTGCCTCCCCGGCACCGATGGGCCTGCGTGATGCCATCGCCGCGCTGGAGCGCAAGGCGGCGGATGAGGAAACCACGCTGGATGTCCACGAGGTTCTGGACGCCTTCCCGGAGGACGCGATTGTGGCCATCAACGCCGCGATGCGCCAGAAGTACGGCTGGGCCAGCGCGACCCCCAAGATGACCTGGTTTGGCCCGGTGTCGCCCGACCTGATCACCGTCCAGACCGGCCCGGAGATTGGCGACAGCGTCCAGGTGGCGTTTGGCCAGTTCACCCTCCCGGGCGTGGAGAACCCGATTGAGCTGCACCGCCACCGCGACAACCGTGGGATGATGGTGCTGGTCATCACCGGGACCGTGCGCAAGCGTGAGGCGGCGGTGGTCAAGGAGCTGGCGGAGATTGCCCGGGGCATCCTGGCCGGTGGCAGCATCTACAAGGGCAAGGCCATCCGCCTGAAGGTGGACAGCGACGGTGACCTGGACTTCAGCGCACCGCCCACCTTCCTGCGCACGAGCTACATCAACCCGGCGGAGCTGATCCTGAACGATGACGAGCTGGACCAGGTCAAGGCGGCTCTCTGGGCACCGATCCAGAACACCGCAGCCTGCATCAAGCACGGCATCCCGCTCAACCGGGGCGTCCTGCTGGAGGGCACCTATGGCACCGGCAAGACGATGACGGCCAACGTGACCTCCAAGGTGGCGGTGGACAACGGCTGGACCTACATCCTGCTGGACGATGTCCGGGCGCTGAAGGATGCGCTGCTGTTCGCCCAGCGGTACGCTCCCGCCGTGGTGTTTGCGGAGGACGTGGACCGGGCGGTGTCCAAGCGGGACCAGCGCGGCAACGACATCCTGAACACCATCGACGGCGTGCTGACCAAGAACAGCCAGGTGATCACGGTGCTGACGACCAACCACGTGGAGAAGCTGGACCGGGCGATGCTCCGCCCGGGACGCCTGGACGCTGTTGTGACCATCAACCCGCCGGGTGTCGGCGCTGTCCAGCGCCTGGTGCGGCTGTATGGCCGTGGCCTGGTCCAGGAGGGGGAGGACCTGACGCAGGTTGGCGAGGCCCTTGCCGGCAACATCCCGGCCACCATCCGTGAGGTGGTGGAGCGGTCCAAGCTGGCCATGATCAGCAACGGCCACGAGCAGGTCACCGCCAAGGACCTCCTGGTTGCGGCCAAGGGGATGGAGCGCCACCTGAACCTGCTGAAGGACGCGCCGCCTGCCCTGTCCGCTGAGCACGAGCTGGGGGCTGCCTTTGGGCGTGTCGTGGGCCAGTCCATGCTCCCGACCGGCCAGCTGGAGGACCGGATGAAGCAGCTGGGCCAGACGCTGATCGAAACCACCACTGTCAACGTCATCGCCGCACGCAAGTCGGCCATGGCGGCTGAGGGGGCGGCCAACGGGGTCAAGGAGGCCCTGGGCGCGATGAATGAGCAGATCGGTGAAATCCACGAGGCCACCGTCAGCTGAGTCGGCACTGCCGACCTACACCAAAGGCTGTGGCGGTTTTGTGCTCCATTGTCGCCCCAGCCCTGCCCCGGGAGCACCGCCAGCTCCCGGGGTGCTTTTCTTCCGACCTCAGCAAGAAAGTTGCCCGTGGGGGCTTGACTTATCCCCGGTCAGCACCTAAGTTAGGGGAGAGGCCACACCTGGCCCGACAGAAATGGAGCACCAAAATGATCACCATCATCCGCGACGCAGACGGCAAGATCACCGAGCTGACCACCGAGTACCGCCACGGCGGTGAAAACCGCAACGACTGGAAGGACTTCGCCACCGTGGAAGCCGTCGCCCAGGAGGCCACGACCTTCACCGGCAAGCCCCACGTCGCGGTGGACAACGGCACCCACCACTATCCCCGCTTTGACATCGCTGCGGTCCCGCAGGTTGGGGACCCGGTCAGCTACGCCTTCAACGGGGACAGCTACCCCTGTGGCCACGTCGCCAAGGTCAGCAAGACCCTCATCATCACCACCACCGAGGGCAAGCGGTTCTACCGCCGCAAGCTCACCGGCGGCTGGAAGATGGAGGGCGGGACCTGGAGCCTGACCCACGGCCACGTGTACAAGCAAAATCCGTCCTTCTGATCACCCGGGGGAGCCGCGCAGGCTCCCCTCCACCCCGCACACAAGGAGCACATCATGGACATCCTCATCGCACTCGCCGGACAGTGGGAGCTCATCGCCCTGGGCGGGGGCGTCCTCTGGGCAGCCCACTGGGGCACCACCAACCCGCACTACCGCAAGCCGGTCAAGGCCAAAGCTCACACCAAGGGAGCACGCCGCCATGTCTGACCTGGCCCAAACCGCCAACGAGAAAGCCGCGCAACTTGCGGCCCACGTTCAGGACTACATGACCCGCAACAAGCGGACAGCCATCACCATGACAGACGCCACCGAGGCGATCTGGGGGACCAGCGGGCGGGGCAACCCCAACGCCGTCCTCAAGATTGAGGCGGTGGCCCACTTCGGGTGGCTCCACATCCAGAAGGTGGGGGCGCGCAAGCGCATCGTCACCCGGACCTCCCGCCCTCTCCCCCAAGCCGCGCTGGACTACATCAAGCCCTTCGCAGACCTCAACTGAACCAAAGGAGCACACACCATGAACAACGCACGCCGCAAGGTCATCCAGGAGGCCCTCAAGCTCCTGGACATCGGGACCCTGGAGCAGATCAAGTCCGACATTGAGAACGCCCAGTCAGAGGAGCAGGACTTTTACGACAACATGCCTGAGGGCATCCAGGCCGGGGACAAGGGGGAGAAGGCCCAGGCCGCGATTGACGCCTTGGGCGAGATCATGGACAGCCTGGACACGGCCATTGAGGCCCTGCAGGAGATTGAGGCCAAGGCAGAGGAGGCCACAGCATGAAGGGCATCCTCAACATCGCCATCGCGGTGGCGGAGCCGGTCCTGGGGCAGACCCTCAGCGTGGACCGGGAGCTGGATGGCCGGGTGAAGGCCACCGTCTGGGCCTACAGCCAGGAGGGCGTGCCGCAGGTGGTATGGCAGCGCGTCCGGGAGGACGTGGAGGAGGCGGTGCAGGACGCCCACCTGTGGGACAGCCTGCTCCACAACCAGGGCTTCACCGGGATGGTCACCCGCCGGGGGACCGCCTGCCGGGACGGGGAGGTGCAGCACGGTGAGCATGTCATCGTCATCCCCGATGCCCTCAGCCTGGGGGAGCTGTGCGAGATGTGGCTGGCTGACGACCGCCCAGGGGAGGACGCAGCCATGGAGGTTGACCCCCAGCCGGTGGCCACGCCTGAGGCGATCTACCAGCTGCTGGCCGGTGGGCACTTCTACAAGCCGCTCAGGGCGGTGCGCCTGGCCATTGAGGGAGCTTCCCCCAACGCTGTGACCTGCATGAGGGCGGTGCGCCTGGCCATTGAGGGAGCTTCCCCCAACGCTGTGACCTGCATGAGGGATGATGAGCTCATCGTCATCGACTGGCGGGACGCGGGGATGGTGTGCCAGGTGTTCGGGATGGGCTTCTGGTGGTCAGTGGACCTCCAGGCCGGGACCGTGACCCCGGGGGGTGCGCTGTGAGCAGCAACGACCTCAACATCAGTGCCTACTGCCACTGTGGCCTGTGCCTGGAGGAGCGCCCTGACGGGGTGTCCCCCCGGGACTGGGGTCAGCTGGAGGTGGGCTTCACCCGGGAGGGCATCCAGGTCTGGGGCAAGCGCCACGAGGTGAACGTGATCCACATCAACTTCCAGGGCCAGAAGCACCCTGCCGACATGACAAGGAGAAAGACATGATCCGCAAGACTGCCGCAGACTACCCCAGCCAGACCTTCCGCCCCAAGCGGGGGGACATCATGTACATCTTCAGCGGCAAGTGGTCCGGTCTGGATAACTTCGCCCTGACCCCGGTGGAGGTGGACGTGGGCTGGGGGCCGATGCTGTACCAGACCAGTGAGCATGCCTACCAGGCCGCCAAGGCGGACAACCGGCTGGAGCACCACTGGGTCCGGGACGCCCAGGGACCGGGACCATGCAAGGTCCGGGGCCAGAAGGTCAAGATGTGGCCTGACTGGGACACTGAGAAGTACCACGTGATGTGGGAGGTGCTGGTGGCCAAGTTTCGCCAGCACCCGCACCTTGTGGAGCTGCTGGACAAGACCGGCAAGCGCCGCATCTATGAGGGCAACACGTGGAATGACCGGGTGTGGGGTGTCGTGGAGGACCGGCCCAGCGGGAAGTGGACCGGCCAGAATGCCCTGGGCATGATGCTGATGGACCTGCGCGACAACAAGGAGTGGCTCAAGTGACTGTGTACTTCGGCAACCCCGGCATCCTGGACCTGGACCTGATCCGCATCTCCGGGGTGTCGGTCAAGGAGCGCCCCAACCCCATCGGATACTTCGGGACCGGCATCAAGTTTGGCCTGGCCGTCCTCCTGCGGGAGGGCTGCCGCGTCACGCTCCGCCGGGTGGGCTTTGAGCCGCTGGAGTTCACCGCCCGGGCGGAGCTTATCCGTGGGCAGGAGGTGGACGTTGTGTACATGGGGGAGGAGCGCCTGTCATTTGCGACCTCTCTGGGCCGCAACTGGGAGCTGTGGCAGGCATACCGGGAGCTGCACAGCAACTGCCTGGATGAGGGCGGGGAGATCACCCACCACCGGGAGGACGCAGACGCTGACACCGTCATTGAGGTTGATGGGGAGGACTTTGAGGCCATCTTCCACGCCCGGTCTGCCATCTTCATCCAGGGGGAGCCGATTGCCCGCAATGAGAGCCTGGAGGTGTACGCTGGCCCCAGCCAGTTTGTGTACTACCGGGGCGTGAGGGCCGGGGTGCTCCCTGAGGAGCTGGCCTTCAGCTACAACATCCTCACCGAGATGACCCTGACTGAGGACCGGACCTTTGAGAGCCAGTTTGACATGGAGTGGAAGCTGTCCACCCTCATCCCCTCCCTGGACAGCCCGGAGTTTCACGACCAGCTGCTGAGCGGGCGGGACACCTGGGACCGCAAGCTGGACTTCAGCAACAGCGGCAACCGCTCCGGGAGCTTCCTGGCAGCGGCCAAGGCCAGGTACAGCAGCCACCCCAAGGACAGCCCGGTGCGCAAGATGGTGGACCGCGACACCCAGACCCGGGGGGACTTCCGGGAGGCCAGCCTGACTGCGGGCCAGGAGGAGCGCCTGGTGCTGGCGATGGAGAGCCTGAAGCGCCTGGGGCTGGACCCGATCAGGCCGCACGTCCAGGTGGTCACCGACCTGGGGCCGGGGAAGGTGGCCCAGTGGCACGCGGGGCAGCGCATCGTGTTCGTGAATGCGGAGGCCCTGGGCGGGGACCTTGTGACGCTGGTCGGCCACCTGTATGAGCAATTCCTGGCCAAGGGCGGTCTGTCCTCCTGGGCACAGGCTTCCCACCACCGGGACCGGCTGGCCGCCTATGCCTTGGGCGCTGACCTGTCCAAGCCGATTGCGGGGCACTCAAGCACCGATTTTTAGCCAACTCAGCAAGAAAGTTGTCGCTGGGGGCTTGACTTATCCCCGGTTGGGTGCTATTTAGGAGGGGTGGGGCCACGCTGGCCCTGCCCTAGAAATGGAGCACCCCGATGAACCCGACCCTCACCACCGCAGCCGCCACCACCGCCGTCATCGCCGCCCGCACGACCGGGCTGGCCGTCCACCGCCAGGACGGCTTTGAATACTTCATCGACCGGGGCAACAACATCGCCGCCTTCCGCGACGCAGACGGCACCCTGTTCGTCCAGAACGACACCGACTGGCTGGAGGTGTGACCATGGACAACGCCACCCTCACCGCCGCATTCAAGGCCGGGGAAGCCGCCCACGCAGAGGGCAAGAGCTTCACCCAGCGCCTCCTCCAGCCCAAGGGCAAGGCCCGGGACTTCTGGGAGCACGGCTTCATCAAGGCCCAGAAGGCCGCAGAGGCGCTGTACAACAGCCCGGAGAGCAAGGCCCAGCGCCTTGAGGAGCAGCAGGCCCGGGTCAGGGCCGCACGGGAGAACCGGGCCAAGGTCCGGGCCATCCAGGAGGAGTCAGAGGTCAACGCACTCCTGGCCGGGAAGCTCACCGACATGGAGCGCGTCCGCATCGCCCTCAACGCCGCCATCGGCATCACCACCACCTACAACCGGAGAGCCTGATCATGAAGAGCGACATGGGAACCCACCCGCACAAGTTCATCATCCTCCCCGCCGGGAGCAACCTTCACCGCCTCATCGCCCGGGCGGTCAGCCGGGGGAAGCTCCCCTACAACTACATGAACGCCTGGCGGGACGTGGGCGGCATCGGCATCCAGCTGGCCGTGGCCGACTGGGTCAAACCCGGCCAGGCTTACATCAACGGGATCGGGCGCTGATCATGACCATCGTTGAGCTCATCGCCATCGCCTATGAGGCCACGGGCCGGGGCGCACCCGCCCTCCACTACATCCCCCTGGCAGAGGAGTGGGTTGGAGCCCACCCGCCCTCCCAGGAGGGCATGGACCAGGTGGCCCTCATCGCCTCCAAGTCCACCGCCTTCCAGCGGGCATACGCGGGCGGCCAGGTCACGACCTCCCGCACCTGGGAGGCGCTGACTGAGGCCCGCTATCCCGACCTGAACATGTATCTCAACGCACCCTTCTGCTGAGGAGCACCGCCATGGAAGCCCAAGACCCCAACACAGTCACCGTCCTGGCAGGCCGCATCGCGGATGCCGTCCACGAGCTCAAGAAGCTGGCCGCCAAGGCGGAGCGGTACGGGACCCCACGCATCATGTGGACCGTGTCGGCTCCCCGCCCTGAGGTGCGCCTTGACGAGAACATGCGCAAGATCACCGTCATGGTCTGCGACCTGAAATTCACCACGCTGGAGGCACCCAAGGTGGGTGACTACAAGTTCATCGCACGCCTGGAGCGGACAGAGGCCGGGACCATCATTGACGCCATCCCGGGGGAGGAGCTGCCTGAGCACTTCCGCCACTCCACAGGCGAGTGCGAGCACTGCAAGAAGGCCCGGAGCCGCAAGGACCTCTTTGTGGTCCGGGACCCGGCTGGAGCCTATGTCCAGGTGGGCAGGACCTGCCTGCGGGACTACATGGGCACGGACACTCCCGCGTCTGTGGCTGCCCGCTTCCGCTTCCTCCGGGAGGCCAAGGAGTGGACCGATGACTGGGCGCTGGCCGGGGGTGCCTCAGTGCCTGACTCCGCCCTGGAGCTGCTGGCGGTAACGGCCACGGCCATCCGCCTCTGGGGCTGGGTGCCAAAGAGTGCCCCTGAGTCAGCGGGGCAGGCGACTGCCTACAAGGTGTCAGCCTGGTTCTACTGCCACCCCAGCGACAAGCCTGCACAGGAGGACCGTGCTGCACTGCGGGCTGCCCTGCTGGATGCCGACTATGAGGAGGCCGCTGCCACGATGGCCTGGGTGGAGGAGGAGGCCCGCAAGGAGGGCTGCAGCGAGTACATGTGGAACCTGTGGATGGTCCTCTCCACCGGTGTCGTGGAGCCCAAGCGCCGGGGATACGCCTGCAGCGCCGTGGCCGCACACCAGCGCCACCTGGGCGTCCTGGAGCTGAAGCGCCGGGAGCGGGAGGTGGCCGTGCTCAGCAAGCACGTTGGGACCATCGGGGAGCGCCTGCGTGGGCTGGAGCTGACCGTGCTGTCCAACCGGGGCATCCCCAGTCAGTACGGGGAGTGCATCCTGTACAAGATGCGGGACGCTGAGGGCAACATGTTCTCCTGGTTCAAGAGCGGGGAGGGGATCATGGACGTGGGCAACACCTACATCCTGGACGCGACCGTGAAGGACCACGTGGAGTACCAGGGTGTGCTGGAGACGCAGCTGACCCGCGCCAAGAAGCCGGGGGTGTGAGCAACCGACCTGAGTTGACTACAGCGTGCCCGGGCGCTAACTTATCCCCGGGTGACTACCCTAGAAATGGAGCACAACAATGAAGCAGATCATCCTTGACCTTGTCCTCAAGCACCCCCAGGGTGGGACGGACATGAAGCGCATCATGGTGGATGCGTCGGTGACCCTGGGCGGGTTGTCGGATGCAGCGGCTGAGGCCCTGAAGGCGCAGCACGACCTTGTGGGCTGGCCCGTCCTGGCCGTGCGCTATGACACGAGGGCGCAGTGATGGTCCGGTCAATTGCGATTGTCGGCAACGGGCCGATGCGTGGGCTGGACCTGGACGGCTCCCCACTGATGGACGGCAAGACCGGGAAGCCTGTGGTGTGGCCCAAGGCGGTGGTCCTGGGCGCGATGTTCGGGGCGGACAACGAGGTGCGCTGGGTCCTTGGCGCACTCATGGATGAGGGAGAGCTGAAATGCGTGAATTAGTGGAGGCTGTCCTGGCGACCGCTGCCAAGCAGGTTGAGGCCGGGGAGGAGGTGCTGGCGCACGTCACCGCCTGGGAGCGTGAGAGCAACCAGTGCCACGTCATCGCCTGCCCCTGGAGCAACGAGCAGGAGAAGTCCTATGCGCTGCGGATGATCACCCTGTTCTTCCTCTGGAAGGGCGTGGACCGCTACATCATCCTGTCCGAGGCGTGGATGGTGACCCGCTCCGCTGAGCAGTTCAAGGAGCACCGTGGGCCGGTGTCTGAGGAGCCAGACCACCAGGAGGTCATCGTGGTCAACGGGGTGGGGCCTGATGGTGTGCTGGGGGCCATGATGCCGATTGTCCGGGACGGCTCCGTGGCCGCCGTGGGGCCGGTGCAGTGGAATGACGTGGCCGGGGGGCGGCTGCTCCAGCTCCTCCCGCCTCCCCACATCAAGCCATCGCCTGCCGAGATGGCTGCCCTGGGCGAGATGTTCCGGGGCGCGCAGTTCATGCGGGTGCCGCTTTGAAGAAGCGCGGTGTCACCTCACCCGTGGTGGTGGGCTGCCTGGGCCTGATCTACTTCGCCGGGTGCGGCATCGGGGAGCCTCTCCACGAGCTGTTCCCGGACCTGGCCCGCTGGGGCGCAAACCTGCTTGGGGCGGCTGCCGCCCTGGGCATCATCATGCTCATAGGGAAGTCATCATGACTGGACACTTCAACAAGCTCACCCCTGCCGAGGCGGAGCGCCTGGCCATGCTGGCTGAGAAGGCCGCTGAGGTCATCAAGGCGGTCAGCAAGATTCAGCGCCACGGCTTTGAGAGCTACAACCCGGACAACCCTGACGCCGGGACCAACCGCGACATGCTCAGCCGGGAGATGACCGACTTCACCGCCGTCGCCACGATGATGAGCGATGCCAAGGACGTGCCTGACGTTAGCTGGGCTGAGTTCAAGGCTTCCACGGCCCGCAAGCTGCGGTACGCCCACCACCAGCCGGTGCCGCCCAAGCCCTATGTCCCCGGGGAGCGCCAGGCGGTTGCCGAGATGCCCAAGGTGCTGCGGTGACCCTGCGCATTGAGGGTGGCCCAACCACGGGCGACATCCGGCTGATGGCCGGTGAAACCGACCTCCTGAAGGTCATGGACGTGTCCCGGATCATCATTGACCCGATGGAGCCGCACGAGCACGTCAAGGTCACCCTGGAGGTGATCGGGGTGCTGGTTGACCTGAAGGTCCTCCCCAAGTGGGTCCAGCTGAAGCTCAAGGAGGGCGATGAGCCTGTGGAGGTGACCCATGTCAGCGAGGCCTGATGAGTACCTGGGTGACGGGGTGTACCTGTCTGACGATGGCTTCCAGCTCTGGCTGGCCGTTGGTGACCACACGAACAAGGTGGTGGCCCTGGACCTGGGCGTGTTCGTGAAGCTGGCAGCGAGTGGGGACACCCGCTTCAAGGAGATGGGGGCCAAGCGTGAAGAAGGCTAGGGCGTGGATCACGTGTGACGGGGTGGTCCACCTGGACCGGGAGCTGGCGTTGTCGCACGCTGAGCGCAGGTACGGGGACGCGCTGAGCAAGCTGGCGCACGAGCTGTGCCGGGTGGAGAAGTACGGGCTGATGACCGACTGGCTGGACCGGATTGCCGACCGCTTCCGGGAGCTGGACCAGCTGCGCCGGGACCGGGAGGTGGAGGATGAGGACGTTGATGAGTGAGACGGTTGCTGCGGCCGCAGCTGCGCTGCGTGCCACGGGGACCCTGGAGAACATCCGCCTGGCGGAGCGCCTGGAGCGCCAGTGGCGCGGGCTGACAACGGGAGTGCTGACCAATGACCAAGGCTGACGACATGGAGGCGGTGGACCTGGAGGCCCGGGAGCTGGCGATCAGGCTGGCCAAGGAGGAGGGCGTGCAGGAGGGCATCAAGGCGGTGTATGAGGCCGGGATGCGACGGGGCTGGCAGCTGGCCTACCGCCAGGGCGTGCGCCACGGGAAGTCCATGCTGCACTACTGGACCTGGAGCGGGGCGGGCATGCTGAGCATCGGGGCGGTGCTGGGGGCGTTCACCTATGGCTTCATCCGGGCGGTGATGCAATGGTGACCTGGCTGCTGAGGGTGGACGGGGAGCTGAGGCGCGTGCGCAGCAACTCCTTCCGGCTGGCGTTTGCGGTTGCCCGCCTGGGCTGGGAGTTCAGGCACGGGAAGCCGATGCCGGATGACGTGAAGGTTGAATTGGCGGGGATGGAGTGATAATGAAGGCGATGTGCGTGGCGCTGTGTCTGTCCGCTGCCCCGGGGTGGGCCGGGGGCCTGGGGGAGGTGCCGCCCTGGACCGACCCCTGTGCCGACCCTCCCAGTGAGACAGCCTACAAGGCCAGCGTGTTCGGGATGGACGCGGATGAGGCCTGGCAGATGCACCTGGTGCTCTGGGAGGCCCGGTGCGGCGGGGCAGAGCCTCTGCCCCTGTACAAGCAGATGGGGATGACCGATGAGGAGCTGCTGCGCGCAGTATTCAACGGCCACGAGGTGCCGCCGGTGGTTGCGCCGGTCCCGCTGCCGTCTGGTGGACTGATGATGCTGGGGGCGCTGTGCTGCCTGGGTCTGTTGAAGGGGAGAGTGCGATGGGCGTGAGGTTGGATGGAGAGGACGGGCCGGTGGTGGATGTCACCCTGAAGGTCCGGGTGCGGTTTGACCAGTACACGATGGGGTGGCTGGAGGGCCTGGCCGACAAGGGGCGTGAGCAGGGGGAGATACGCCTGCTGCAGGTGGACGGCATGCCGCCATCCTTCATTGTGGAGCAGGCCGATGAGTGAGGCGACCTCCCCCTGCCTGTGCCCTGCCTGCGGCACGCTCCTGGACCGGGCGACAGCGGCTGACGGCTCAGGTGCACTCCCGGAGCCGGGGGACCCGACAGTGTGCCTCTGCGGCACGCTCCTCCAGTTCCGGGCTGACCTGACGGTGGAGCCAATCGACTGGTACCGCCTTGACACCGACACCAAGGAGGCGCTGCTGCGCGTCCAGGACGTGATCCTGTCACGGCGGTTCAGGGACGTTGACGCATGTTTGCGCTGAAGTCCCCCTGCGACAACTGCCCCTTCCGCCGGGGCCAGGGCCAGCTGTTCGGGCTGTCCCCCCGGCGGCTGGAGGACATCCGGGAGGCGACTGCCTTCCAGTGTCACAAGACGATTGAGATTGTCAAGCCAGGGGCCAAGCCTCAGCAATGCGCAGGCCTGATGGCTGTTCTCCGCCGGGAGGACCACCCCAACGCCATCATGAAGGCCGGTGTCTTGTTTGGGCACCTGGACCCGCTTGCCCTGGATCCACGCAATGAAGCCTATGGTTCATGGGCAGAGGTTCTGGCCGCCCACCGAGGCGTCTGAGCACGAGTGGGCACCGCTCCACGATTATGGAGGCGAGGTGCCCACCAAGTCCACTCAAAAGTGGGGTCAGCTTAGCTATCTTAACTTAGTGGAAACTGGTTTCTGTGTCTAAGCCCATGAAGGCATGGAACAAACTCCATTACTTGGCTAAACTCTACTGACGTTTAATTCGCTAGGCCCGGCAGGGGCGGGCGGTTTAGCTTGGGGAAACAGGCATATCTCTACTCTCTACCCCTCCCCCCTTTTTTAGTTAAGTTATCTAAGGATTGGAGTTTTGACAACAGTGTCATACACTTATGTCGTCTTGACTAACTTTCAGTTATCCCCCGACCTCTCGCTGTTCGAGGCGTGTGCCCCTGGGCTCCCGGGGTGCGTGTGTGCTGGGCAAGGATGGGCTAGACATTTTGCCTCATTGTCGGTAGTTTCGCGGGCGATAGGAGTTGTTGCCCCATGCCAGCCAAGTCCACGACCGGAAAGCCCCTCACCAGACAGCAAATCAGCGGCAAGGGCCGCAAGTCAGAGCTGGACTGGGACAAGTTCAGCGCGATCTGTCAGACCCTCTCTGAGATCGGGGTCAAGTACAAGGCCTGCGACCGGCACGGCTTTGACTATGACGCTGTCCAGGTGCTGATGGCCGACCGGGAGAAGGACGGGGATGACCGCTGGCGCAACCTCTGGGAGCGGTCCATGGAGCGGTTCAGGGACGGCCTGGAGGAGGAGATGCACCGGCGGGCTGTCCAGGGGATTGACAAGCCGGTGTTCTTCAAGGGCAAGAAGGTGGCCACGGTCAAGGAGTACAGCGACCGGCTGCTTGAGGTGTCGCTCAAGGGCAACCGCCCGGAGAAGTTCAGGGACAACATCAACCTTCAGGCTGAGATCACCGGCGGTGTGCTGGTGGTCCCCGGCAAGATGTCAGTGGAGCAGTACCTTGCCTCAATCGCTGAGCGCGACAAGGCAGAGGGCAAGGGAGAAGCCGAATGAGCAACACGACCCTGTTGGGGCTGCCCAACATCGCCTCCAACCAGTCCCAGAAGCACGTCACGCACAATGACGCTCTGGTCATCCTGGATGCCCTGGTCATGGCGGCGGTCACGTCCCAGACCCTTACAGCTCCCCCCGGCTCCCCGGCTGAGGGTGACAGGTACATCGTGGCCGCGACCGCGACCGGAGCCTGGGCTGGGCAGGAGGAGAAGATTGCAGACTACAGCGGCGGTGGGTGGGTGTTCTACACCCCCAAGACCGGCTGGCTGGTGTACGTGGCAGCCACCGACAACATGTGGATTTACAACGGGAGCGCCTGGGCCCAGCCCACTCCCCCGTCTGAGTACGCTGACAACCTGTTCCGCATCTATGACAACGCTGACCCGACCAAGATTGCCGCCTTCCAGGCTTCAGGCATCACGACCGCCACCACCCGGACCTACACGCTGCCCAACGCATCCGGGACGCTGGCCCTGACCTCTGACCTGTCAGCCTACCAGCTCCTGTCCGGGAAGGGCGTGGCCAACGGATATGCCAGCCTCAACTCCCTGGGGAAGGTCCCCGCCTCCCAGCTTGACGACAACGTGGAGGAGTACGCTGACCTGGCCTCCTTCCCCGGGACCGGGGATGAGGGTGTGCTGTACATCGCCCTGGACACTGACTTTGCGTACCTGTGGGATGATGACGGTGCTGTGTACGTGCTCCAGAGCGCCGGGACGGGCACGAGCAACCTGACCAAGATGCCCACGTCAGGCTTCAAGGAGCCGTGCCGCCTGGTGTCGGTCAGCAACGTGGACATCGCCACGGGCGGCTTCATCACCGTGGACGGGAAGGCGACTGCCGCCAACTACCGGGTGCTGCTGACGGGCCAGACCGATCCAGAGGACAACGGCATCTACATCGCCAACGCAGGGGCGTGGACCCGGGCGACCGATGCCAACACCGTTGCCAAGATGCGGGCGGCGGTTGTCCCCGTCTATCAGGGCACCACCTATGGCTCCAGCCTCTGGGTGACCACGTTCAAGCAGGGCAACACCCTTGGCACGACCGCCATGAATTGGTTTGAGGTCCTGCGCACCGGCTCCGCCATCTCCGGGAGCGCCATCACGGTGCTGGACAACGCCTTCACGCTCCAGGACAACAGCGACCCGACCAAGCAGGCTACCTTCCAGGCATCCGGGATCACGACCGCGACCACCCGCACCTTCACCCTCCCCGATGCCTCTGGGACCCTGGCCCTGCTGGGCATCGCCCAGACCTGGACCCTGGCCCAGACCTTCAGCGCCGTGTCCATCTTCAGCCTGGGCCTCAACCTCACCCCGAATGCTGGGGACCTTGCTGGGCCCTCCAACGGTGACATGTGGTACAACTCCACCACGGGCCGGTTCAGGGCGCGGGAGGCCGGGGTGTCCAAGAACGCGGTGCCCCTCACCGACTATGCACCCGACACCGTGGCCCTCAGCGATGAGACCACCGCCCTCACCACGGGCCAGAAGCTCTCCCACCGTGTCGTGGGTGCCCGGACCCTGACCGCCGTGCGCATCAGCGTCGGGACGGCACCGACCGGCTCCACCATCATCGTGGACGTGAAGAAGAACGGCACGACCATCTTCACGACCAAGGCGACCATTGACGCCAGTGAAAAGACCAGCGTCACGGCGGCTGTCCCCTCTGTCCTCAGCGTGACCTCCTTTGCTGATGACGATGAGATCACCTGGCACGTGGACCAGGTAGGCTCCACCGTGGCCGGGTTGGGCCTCAAGGGGGCGTTGATCTGGGCATGAGCTTCATGGTTGACCCATATGCGTTTGGAGCCGGGGCCGCGCCGATCAACGCTGACGTCCAGATGGCGGCCAGCAGCACGACCTCTGTCACGCCGCCCACCCATGCGTCAGGCGACATGCTGGTTGCCTTCGCCTATCGGGACGGGAACAACAACACCCCGGCTGTCCCGGCGGGCTGGACCGCCTTCACTGCCACGGGCCTCATCGGGGTCAACACCAACTGCTGCGTCGCCGCCTACAAGGTGGCCGCCTCCCCCTCTGAGACCTGCACTGGCTGGACCAACGCCACGGGCCTGATCTGCGCCGTGGTCAAGGCGGCGGGAGCCGGTCCCCTGGGCATCGGGGTTGACTCTGAACAGGTGACGGGCAACACCAACGCTCCCACCGCGACCGGCCTGACCCTTTCAAACACTGATGGCCACAGCGTGGTCCTGTTCTTTGCCGGACACCGCAACACCACGCAGGACTCAACTCAGGTCCCCGCCGGGATGTCCCTTGGCGTGGGTGGGACGGGCAACGGCTCCGCCTGCACCATCGGCGGAGCCTACACCACGACCGGGGTGGCGGCATGGGCCAGTGCAAACGCCGCATGGGGTGGCGTGGCGTCGGGTTGGGCATCCATCACCGTTGAAATCACGGGAGCGGCATGATGGAGCAGCTGCCCTGGGGAGACATCATCCAGGCCGGGGGCGTTAACGCCGCCCTGTCATTCGTGGTTTACAAGCTCTGGAGCCAGAACACTGAGCTTCAAAAGGAGCTGAGGGACGCTCACAAGCAGCAAGCCGACTTCTGGCGGGAAGTGGCAAGCCAAGTCAAGGTGGAGGGCAAGACGTGATGGCGATGTTGCGCAAGATGTTGGGTGTGGGGGAGCGCACCGACCTGAAGGAGGCCCGGGCGGAGAACGTCCAGGCCAGGGAGGCTCTCCTGTCAACCATCCATGCCCAACAGGAGCGTGGACACACCGTCAGCCTTTCACTGGCTGCCCTTGAAAGGATCAAGCGTGTTGAACCGTCAAATCATTGAGGGCGTGGCCATCGCCACCTCCTTCCCTGCCATCATCCTCAGCCTCATGGTGCTGAAACACTGGTTCCCTGAGGCAAGGCGGGCTGTCTGGGAGCGCCGGGACGCCGCTGACTGGCTTGTCCTGGGCGTCACCGCCTCCTTCATCGGGGCGGCGGCCACCATGATCTGGTGGTCCTCCTACCTGGCCCTGACCCACATCGGCAGCCCCTCTGCCGCCTGGTTCATGCGCAACGGGACGCTGTTCAACATCTTTTCACGGCAGCTCCCCATCATCATCGCCGCCTGGTGCCACCTGAATGCCTACAAGGTGTTCACCAAGGGATCGGTCCAGGACCCGACCTTTCAACTGAAGTGGACCCTGGCCGTTGGCGCGCTGGGGGCGCTGGTCCTTACCCTGCTTGGAGGCTGACATGTGCGAGCTTGAGATCAAACTGATGCAGAACACCGACAAGTCCCGCTTCCTGCGGGTGTCGCTGACTTCGGACATGAGGAAGGGCCTGAAGGTCCAGGTGGATGTCCCCTATGCTGGCACCGAGGGCCGCACTGCCCAGAGCGTGCAGGCGGCGGGCGGGGCGCTGGCGGAGTACCTGGGCAAGAATTACGGGGAGCAGGTGGACTTTGATGACATCGCCTATCAGGCCCGGGAGACATTCCGGGAGCTGATCGTTGAGGCCAACCAGAGGCTGAATTGAACGCACACGCACCCATCACCTGGGCTCCCCAGGCAGGCTCCCAGACTGAGTTCTTGATGAACCCACTCTTTGAGGTGTTGTATGAGGGGACCCGGGGGCCGGGCAAGACCGATGCCCTGCTCATGGACTTCGCATCTGAGACCGGACAGGGCTTGGGCGCAGACTGGCGTGGCGTGCTGTTCCGCAAGAGCTTCCCGGAGCTTGGTGACGTGATTGCCAAGTCCAAGAAGTGGTTTGCCCGGATGCGCAACGCGCCCAAGTACAATGAGAGCAACTACACCTGGACCTGGCCCGGGGGAGAGCAGCTGCTGTTCCGCCACATGAGCCGCCCAGAGGACTACAACGCATATCACGGCCACGAGTACCCCTGGATTGGGTTTGAGGAGCTGACGACCTGGGCCACGCCCGACTGCTTCACCATCATGCAGTCCTGCTGCCGCTCCTCCAACCCCAAGGTGGCCTCCCGGGCGCGTGTGCGCTCCACCACCAACCCCTACGGCATCGGCCACAACTGGGTCAAGGCCCGGTACCAGCTCCCCGGGATGCGCAACCGGCCCATCATTGGATCCATCGCCCGGGACGGCGGTGTTGAGCCTCCCCGCATGGCCCTGCACGGCCACATCCGTGAGAACCGCATCTTGTTGGACGCTGACCCTGAGTACATCAGCCGCATCCGGTCTGCCGCACGCAATGACGCAGAGCTGGCAGCCTGGATTGACGGCTCATGGGACATTGTCGCGGGCGGCATGTTCGATGACGTCTGGAGGCCCAAGTGGAACCTCCTCCCGGACTTCCCCGCCAGCCTCATCCCCCGGGGATGGCGCATTGACCGGAGCTTTGACTGGGGGTCATCCAAACCCTTCAGCGTTGGATGGTGGGCTGAGAGCAACGGGGAGCCGATCAAGATGGCTGATGGCCGCCTGATCGGGCCGGTGCGTGGCGACCTGATCCGCTGGGCAGAGTGGTACGGCTGGACCGGGCGGCGGAATGAGGGGGTCAAGATGCTGGCCCGCGACATCGCAGAGGGCATCAAGGACCGGGAGGAGGAGATGGGCATCCAGGGCCGCACCCACCCGGGACCGGCTGACAGCGCCATCTGGACTGAGGAGAATGGCATGTCCATTGAGGCGGACATGCGCAAGGCCGGGGTCATCTGGGAGAAGGCTGACAAGTCCCCCGGGAGCCGGATCAACGGCTGGCAGGTCATGCGGGAGCGCCTGAGCAACGCCGCGCCCAAGCGGGAGGGTGAGCCCAGGGAGCACGCTGGCCTGTTCGTGTGCAAGCGGTGTGTCCAGTGGCAGGAGACTGTCCCAGTGCTGAGCCGGGATGACAAGAAGATTGATGACGTGGACACCGAGGCTGAGGACCACGCAGGCGATGAGACGCGGTACAGGGTGATGCGCAAGGACCTGTCTGTGAAGAGGATTGTACAATGAGCCGCTTGACTGCCCTGGGCATCCGGGATACCAAGGGCTGCAACAGGAGACACCCCCATGGCTGAAAAAGAGCTTGGACCAGACAACCAGTCGGCAGCCTACCAGCTGATGGCTCCCCGCTGGGCGCTGATCAACTCCCTCCTTGGCGGGACTGAGACCATGCGCCAGGCCGGGGAAGTCCTGCTGCCCAAGCACCAGGAGGAGAGCAACAACAGCTGGAAGCGCCGCATCCAGCAGGCCACCCTCCTCAACATGACTGAGCTGACCCTTGACATGCTGGCCGGGAAGCCCTTCAGCGACCCGGTGCAGATTGATGAGGAGGCTGACAAGGACATCGTTGAGTGGTGTGAGGACATTGACCTCCAGGGGAACAACCTGGACGTGTTTGCCCGCCGGTGGTTCAGGGACGGGATGGCCAAGGGCCTGAGCCACGTCATTGTGGACATGCCGCGCAAGGAGGCTCCCGCTGAGGGGGAAGCTCCCCGGACCCGGGCCGATGACGCCAAGGACAAGGTGCGCCCCTACTTTGTCCACCACACCGCTGAGTCGGTCATCTTCATGTCGGGCCGGATGGAGCACGGCAAGGAGTGCCTGGAGCACGTGCGCATCTCTGAGTTTGATGTGGTCCGCAAGGGCTGGGGCGAGGTCATTGTCCAGCGCATCCGCGTCCTTGAGCCTGGCCTGGTCCAGATTTGGGAGAAGGAGGAGGTCAAGGGCCGCAAGGACAAGTGGAAGATGGTGGACACCTGGGAGACTGACCTGGACTACATCCCCATGGTCACCTTCTACACGGGCCGGGACGGGATGGGGGTGTCCAAGCCACCGCTGCTGGACCTGGCCTACATGAACGTGCGCCACTGGCAGCTTGATGCCGACCTCACCAACATCATCTCCATCGCCTGCTTCCCGATGCTGGCCATGTCAGGCGTGGACGCCAATGACGCGGGCGGGGAGGGCGGGATGATGCGCCTTGGGCCCAACCAGATACTGGCAACCCGTGCGCCTGATGGCAAGTTCTACTATGTGGAGCACACCGGGGCCGCGATCCAGGTTGGCATGGACAAGCTCAAGGACGTGGAGGAGGGCATGGCCTCCTATGGGGCGCAGTTCCTCAAGGAGCAGCCCGGGGACATGAAGGCCACGACCCGGGCGCTGAACAGCGCTGAGGCCCTGAGCCAGCTCCAGGCAATCACCCTGGGGTTCAAGGACGCGCTGGAGCAGGCCCTGAAGTTCATGGCCGACTGGGCCGGCAAGGGCGACATTGAGACCACGGTGGAGATGGCCGTGGACTTTGGGCTGTCCGACCCGGATGAGGTTGGCTGGAACGCGATTGAGGCCGCACGGCAGCGCCGGGACATCTCCCGGGACGCCTACATTGCTGAGATGCAGCGCCGGGGTTGGCTGTCTGATGACTATGACCCCGATGAGGACCTCAACCTGCTGGAGCTGGAGGCCCAGGAGATGATCCAGGGCCAGGAGCAGGAGCTTGCCCTGCAGACCCAGAGCGCGATTGAGCTGCACGAGGCGACGCAGCCGCCGGTGGACCCGAATGCGCCGCCCGGGGGAGCGCCCCAGCCTGCGCCTGGCAAGAAGCCTGCGCCCAAGCCTGTTAAGAAGGCCGCCAAGTGAGCACTGCCAACCAGGACCTCTTTGACCTGACGCTCCAGCGCCAGATTGCTGTGCGCCAGTACAGCCAGGACGTGCTGGGCGACATCCTCCACCACCTCACAATGGTGGACCAGGACCTGGTGAAGAAGCTGACCGGCTCCCTCACCGACTTCCAGAAGTCCCGCCTGAACAGCCTCCTCAAGGAGGTCATTGACCTGCGCACCGCGATCTGGAAGGAGCTTCAGGACACCACCAAGCTGGACCTGACGACCCTGGCCAAGATTGAGGCCCAGTGGGAGGGACAGGCCCTTGAGAAGGTCATCCCGATTGAGTACACGACCGCCTCCCTGGACCTGGACAAGATAGCAGCGGTTGCTGTTGCCAAGCCGTTCCAGGGGGCGACAATGTCCCAGTGGTTCAGCGACCTGGCCGCCAAGGACACTGCCGCCATCACCCGGGCGATCACGCTGGGGGTCACCGAGGGCCAGACCACTGATGAGATGATCAGGACCATCCGGGGGACGGCCAAGGCCAAGTACGCTGATGGCCTGCTGGCGGTGTCCCGGCGGCACGCTGAGACCATCGTGAGGACGGCCACCAACCACGTGTCCAACCAGGCCCGCAACCAGGTCTGGGAGGCCAACAGCGACATCATCCGGGGGAAGCGGTGGACCGCGACCCTTGACGGGCGCACATCGGTCATCTGCGCCAGCCGGGACGGCCACGTTGCCCCCATGGGCGACAAACCCCTGGCACCCGGTGAACAGCTCCTCTCCCCGCCAGACGCGCAGCCGCCTGCCCACCCCAACTGCCGCTCCCTCCTGGTGGCGGTGCTGGACGGCTTGGGCATGATCGGGGACCGCCCGACCGTGACCGACACCCGGACCCGTGAGAAGCGTGAAGTGGACTTCCGCAAGATTGCCAAGGCTGAGGGGAAGTCCATCCAGCAGGTCCGCAAGGAGTGGGCTGACGCCAATGTCGGCTCCGCACCGGCGGCCACGACCTATGAGCAGTGGCTCCGCACCCAACCGGCCGCATTTCAGGACAAGGTCCTTGGCGCGACCCGGGGCGGGCTGTTCCGCAAGGGCACGCCCATTGGCGACTTTGTGACCTCCACCGGAGCCACCAAGAAGGTCATGGACCTGACGGTGGCCAAGGCGGCTCCCAACGTGCGCAACTACATCCGCAACGAGCTGCTCAAGGGCACCGACCAGTTTGAAGTGCTGGCCAAGGCCCAGGCAGCCTTCCCCAGCGCCGGTGTGTCCACACAGCAGGTGGGTCTGCTCCGCAAGGCCATGCAGAACAGTGGGGTGCTCCCCGGCGGCGGTGAAGTGGGCGTTGGGACCACCAAGGCGGCGGAGATGCTGCAGGACTTCCAAGCCTCCCTCCCCGCCCACGTCCAGGCCGCAGCTCCCCCGGGCTGGGCTGACATCATCGCGGCGGTGGACGGCTTCCCCAAGGGCATCCACACCATCATGGATGAGAAGGGGGTCAAGTTTGTCGGCCCGGTTGTCGGCAAGATGGCTGAGGACCGGCTCAAGGCCACCTATGCCAACGGGCTGGGCCACCTGCTCCGGGACCAGTCCCTGGACCCGCTGAAGTCAGACTTGGTGACATCCATCTACCAGCACGCGCAGGGCGTGGACCTTGGCCCCTTGGGAATCAGTGGGGAAGTCCTGATTGACGAGCTGTTCGGGCTGGCCCTCAACCCAGGGCCGGTGACGTCCTGGGGCACGTCCTCAGCCAACATCCTCCTGACCTTCGCAGACGACATCAAGGCCATCCAGACCCTGCTGGAGAAGTCCCTTGGGCCCAAGGGCAAGGTCCCCCAGGCCAGCCACCTCTCCTTCCCGGTCACCGGCCACGCCACTGTCAGCAGCTATGCCAAGGCGATGATCAGCGCCGGTCACAACCTTGATGACGTCCTTGAGGCGGTCAAGTACAATTTCCCGGATGCGACCGTCACGGACAAGTCCATTGCTGCCTACAAGGCGCAGCTGGCTGGGGCCAAGAAGCTGGCGGACATGCCGCCCAAGGTTGAGGTGGACGCGGCGCTGGCTGAGGCCAAGCTCAACCCGACCGCCGTGCTCAACAAGATGAACCAGCTGCAGGACGGCTTTGAGCTCATGGAGGATGCCTCAGCCTCCTCCAAGGCCGCGCTGACCCTCCACAAGGTCTATGGCAACTGGGCCAAGGTGGAGGCCAAGCTGCAGCCCAAGGTGGTGCTGGTCAAGACGCCTGCGCCCGGGGCGGTGCGGCTGACGCCTCAGGAGATCAGCGCGGCGGAGAAGGGCTGGCAGGCCCTTGGGCCCACGTCCAAGAAGGCGGCTGAGGCCGGGGTGGCCCACGTCAAGGCCACCGGCTCCATGAAGGACATTGAGGTTGTCCTCAAGCAGGTGTTCGGGGACTTTGACCCGGTCAAGGGCAAGCCTCTGCTGGACCTCATTGAGAAGCTGGCAGGCCTGAAGCAGCCGCCGTGGGCCAAGGCCGCAGCTGAGGCGGCGGAGAAGGCCGCCAAGCAGGCTGCCCTCCAGGCTGCCCAGGCGGCGGAGAAGGCCAAGGCCCTCAACGTGGGGATGACGCCCAAGCGCCCTGCCCTCACCCCGGCGGATGGCCACCCGCCTCCTCCCCGCTTCACCGATGAGCAGAAGCGGAGCGCCGTGCTGAGGGAGTTTGGCACCGTGGTCCGGTCCAACGTCAAGCAGCTGAATGACTTGGAGTTCACGGTGGTCCAGAAGTACACCGGCGGCTGGTATGACCAGATCAACGGCAAGCTGGCCCAGGGGGACTATGCGAGCAACTACCAGGTCCAGGCGCTGTCCGAGCTGGCCCAGGAGGCCATGCGCAAGCTCCCTGCTTACCCTGGCAACAAGCTCCTGATCCGCAACATCCAGGTCCAGTCGGGCAAGATGGCCGCCTTCAACACCCGGTACGCCGTGGGCGAGATTGTTGAGGAGACACGCTTCACCTCCACCTCCACCAACGGTGGGTTTGGCCGGGGGTCCAACACCCAGTTCAGGATCACCAAGCACAAGTCCGCACGTGACGTGGACTATTTCAGTTTGAACCAGGGTGAAAAGGAGATACTCTTTGCGCCCGGGGCACGCTTCAGGGTGCTGAGCGTGAATGAGCAGCGTGACAACTATGGCAACGTCCAGAGGATCATTGAGATGGAGGAGGTGTGATGTCGATTGAAGACAAGATGCAGGCCTTTCTCATTGGCATCCTGGACCTTGATGAACCGGGGCCTGAGGTCCTGTACTACGTGATGCCAGACCGGAGCGTGACCACGTTTGTCCGCTTCCCGGATGGCACCCGTGCCCGGGGTGACGACACCTCAGGCAACCTGCTTGCCCTGTTGGGCGAGCTTCCTGCTGGGGGCTGGTATTCAGCCTCTGGTCAACCTGTCAGCGCCCCTCTGGGGGCCTGATTTTCCAGCCTCCACCCGGGCGACCCGGGGGTGAGCGATTCACAGGAGACTACCATGACTGTTCTGAAGCATGAAGTTGATGACGATGGGTTCAACACCATCCCGGAGAACCTGCGGACCATGTACCAGCCCAAGCAGGGCGGCGGCGGTTACAGCATCCCGGAGAACCTGCGTGGCGTGGCGGATGCCTTCACCGGCCTGTTCGCAGCCAACACCAAGATCAGGGATGAGAACAAGGGGCTGCTGAAGAAGGGCACCATTGACTTGTCCGGCCTGGAGGACTTCGGGGAGGACTTCCCCACCATCAAGGAGAAGATCAAGGCCCGCCTGGAGGAGCTGGAGACTGCGGCTGCCCAGGGCAAGGAGGGCAAGCTCAACGTGGACAAGGTCCGCACCGAGATGAAGGCCGCCATGGAGACGGCTGTGGCCAACGAGCGCAAGGTGTCCGATGCCCTGCGCGGGACCGTCCACAAGTACCTGGTCCAGTCCACGGCCAGCGAGGCCCTGGCCGCTGAGGAGGCGTTTGTTGAGCTGGCGATGCCGCTGGTGGAGCGCCACGTCAAGGTCCTGGAGCAGGATGGCGAGTTCAAGGCGGTGGTGGTGGACAAGGACGGGGACCCGCGCATCAGCGGCGGGACCGGCCAGCCCATGACCATCCGGGAGCTGGTCAAGGAGATGAAGGGCAACGACACCTACAAGCCGCTGTTCAAGTCTGAGGCCAAGGGCGGCGGCGGGGCCAAGCCCAACCCGGGGAACAAGATGCCCGCACAGGCCCGGGGTGACGCCACCCCCATCGACCGCATCAAGGCGGGGCTTGCCGCCCGCAACCGCTGACGCTAGGCTGAAGGGGCCGGGGGGTCACTCCCGGCATCCTCCCTGTTGAAACTGGCCACCTCCGGGTGGCCTCTTTTTTGGGACTTGACTGGCCCCCATCATTCAGCCTATGTTCCTGGCCAGGCCACACCTCCATGGGCGATCCGGGAGGGCATCAGCGGGCGATCCGCAAGCTGGTTTCCTTCCAACGCAATACACATGGAGAATGCCCAAATGGCTTCCGTTACCCTCCTTGAATCCGCCAAACTGGCTCAGGATGAGCTGGTTGCTGGCGTGATTGAGAACATCATCACCGTCAACCCCTTCTTTGACGTCCTGCCCTTCGATGGCATCGACGGCAACAGCCTGGCCTACAACCGGGAGAACACCCTGGGTGATGCCCAGGTCCTGGGCGTCGGTGGCACCATCACTGCCAAGGCTGCCGCGACCTTCACCAAGGTGAACAGCAACCTGACCACCATCATCGGTGATGCCGAGGTCAACGGCCTGATCAAGGCCACCCGCTCCGGTGACGGCAACAACCAGGAGGCCATCCAGATTGCCTCCAAGGCCAAGACCGTGGGCCGCAAGTACCAGGACATGCTGATCAACGGCACGGGCGTGTCTGAGCAGTTCCCGGGCATGCTGATGCTGTACGCATCGACCCAGAAGGCCACGACCGGCGACAACGGCACCGCCCTGTCCTTTGTCATCATGGATGAGATGATGGACCTGGTGACCGACAAGGACGGCCAGGTGGACTACTTCATGATGCACGCCCGCACCATCCGCAGCTACCACGTCCTGCTGCGTGCCCTGGGCGGCGCGACCATCAACGAGGTCATCACCCTTGACTCCGGGCGCACCGTCCCCGGATACCGGGGTGTGCCCATCTTCCGCAACGACTGGGTGCCCATCACCCAGGTCAAGGGCAGCGGCTCCGCCCAGACCACCATCTTCTGCGGCACGCTGGATGACGGCTCCCAGATGCACGGCATTGCCGGCCTGACGGCCAGCGCGATGGCGGGCATCAACGTGGTCCCCGTGGGCGAGAGCGAAACCAAGGATGAGAGCATCACCCGCGTCAAGTGGTACGCTGGCCTGGCGCTGTTCTCTGAAAAGGGCCTGGCTGTCGCAGACGGCATCACCAACTGATCAACCAGGTCCCGCCACACCGGCGGGACCTCCCTCATTCAGGAGATACAAATGGCTGTCGTTGTTCATATCGTTGAACGTGTCATCACGGGAGACAACAACCTGCGGAACGGTGTCAATGGCGTGATCCTTGCCATCGACAACGCCGTGGACACCACGGATGCCCTCATCCAGGCCCGGGCGCGCACCGTCCTGGTTGCCCAGGGCATGGACCTTCCCGTGGGCTACTTCAACACCAACCGTCTGGCCAGTGTGCTGGACGCGGCGGGCGATCACGTCTGCTTTGCAGGGCCCAAGGTCCTGGATGTTGTGGCATAAGGGAAAGCGATCATGGCAGAGCGCACCCTGGTCCTTGTCGGCTCACTGGCCGGCAAGGATGTCACCCTGAAGGCTGGTGGGACTGACTACAAGTTCACCGGCGGCAAGATCACCCTGGCTGGGCCGGATGACTTTGTCAACGGCATGACCCAGTACATGGCCCGCAACTTCCAGGCCCTCCCTGAGGGACCGGCGGCTGAGGCCCTGCAGAAGGAGATTGACGGTGCCCGTGAAGTTCATCAAGACGGGGATGTCAGCCGGGGGGAAGCCCACGTACAGAGCGGAGCTGGGGGCGAACCATCCACCCAGCAAGCAGCTGACCTCTCAGGAGCTGGTCAAGCCGCGACCGGGGCAGAGGGGCTTGGAAATGCCACGGGGGACGGATCAAGGGCAATCGCAGAAGCGGTGAAGGCCCTGGACCCGGCCAATGACGACCTCTGGACCGCCGATGGCAAGCCCAAGATGGCCGCGCTGGAGGCTGCCCTGGGCCGCACGGATGTGACCCGCGCCATGGTGAACGCGGCCACTGACAACTTTGTACGACCTGCAGCTGCCTGAGGGGAGGTGATCATGATATCTCACAGCAAGGCTACGGTGACCTGACATGGCGTTCTTGGTCCAGGATGATGATGGGAGCATTGCAGGCGCGACTGCCTACATCACTGCTGCCTACATGAAAGCCTACTTCCTGGACCGGGGCGTGGACCTCTCTGCGGTGTTGGACGCGACCCTTCAACCCTTCATCGTGGTGGCCACCTCCTACCTGGACACCCGCTACACGTATGCGAGCATCCGGCGGAACAACACGCAGACCACCCAGTGGCCGCGCCGTGACGCCTATGACCGCGATGAGTACCTGATCACCGGGGTGCCCACCGCGCTCAAACAGGCCTGTGCGGAGCTGGCGCAGCGTGCCCGCTCCGCAGACCTCTGGCCCGACCCTGTGGCCGATGATACAGGGCGTGTCATAATGAGCAAATCTGAGGGTGTGGGGCCGCTGCAGGAGTCAGTGACCTACGCCGCCGGGGCTGCCTACATGCTCCCTGAATATCCTGCTGTGGACCGGATGCTGGCATCAGCTGGCCTGATCCGCACCGGCCTCACCGCAGTGAGGGCTTGATGGCTGAATATGACAAAGCCCTTGCCCTTGCTCTCCGCCTGATCACAAAGAAGGGCCGCGCCTGCTCAATCCGCCAGGCCGCTGACCCGACCGTGGCCGATGCGGACAAGCCCTGGAGGGCGACCAAGGCTGCCCCAACCGACATCCCCGCCGTGTGCGTCCTCCTCCCCTGGGGGACCATGGGTGACAAGTACCTGCCCGGCACCGAGGTGCAGGTGGGTGACCAGCTGGCTTTCATCCCCGCGTCGGGACTGACCGCTGGCCCGGAGCTTCGGGACACCCTGGTGTTCGGCTCTGAGAAGCCCTGGGCAGTGGTGGCCCGGGACGTGCTTGCGCCGGATGGCGTGCCGATCCTCTACACGATGCAGGTGCGGCGATGACCTCAACACCGACCGCACGCGATGAGATGCTGGCCCTGTTCCGGGTGGCCTGGGAGGCCAACAGCCCTGCCCTCAATGGCGGGACGGCTCCCCGGATTTACTGGCAGCGGAATGAAGTGGCTGAGGCTGACAAGCCCCAGTCTGACGAGGCCTGGGCCAGGGTGACTGTCCAGCACAACGAGGCCGGTCAAAGGACCCTGGGGCAGACCGGCAACCGCCGGTTTGACCGCGTGGGCGTCATCACCGTCCAGGTGTTCACCTCCCAGAAGGAGGACCCGGATGGCAGCGTGCTTGAGGCCCTGGGCATCATCGCCCGGGACGCCTTTGAGGGGAACACCACGTCAAGTGACGTGTGGTTCAGGAATGTAAGACTACAAGAGACTGACCCAGACGACCCGTGGTGGCAGCTTAACGTCCTGGCTGACTTCAGCTACGATGACATCAAGTGATAAAGGAACACAACAATGCCCGGCAAGATTGACAGCAACCTGACCGGCCTGCGTTTTGCTGAAGAGGTGTACGGCACCCCTGGCACGCTGGCTGGCACTGAAGTCTGGCTCCCCCTGGAGCCCAACAGCTATGCGGAGTTTGGGGGCCAGGTGTCCCAGACCGCCCGCATGCCCATCACCCGCACGCGCCAGCGCAAGAAGGGGATGGTCACCGACCTGGACGCCACCGCAGGCTTCCAGTCCGACTTCCTGCAGGAGAGCCTGTACAGCCTGATGCAGGGCTTCTTCTTTGCCGACTGGCGGGAGAAGTTCAGCAACGCGCCGATTGACGGCACCGGCTGGCCCATCCTCTCCGTGAGCGGGACCACTGACGGCTACATCGCGGCTGACAGCTTCACCTCCTTCCCCCTGGTCCACAGCCTGCTGTTTGCCGAGGGCTTCACTGAGACCGCCAACAACGGCCTGAAGGTGGTCACCGTCCTGGGTGGCGATGACAACGTGAACGTGGCGGAGCAGCTGACCACTGAAGCCTCTCCCCCGACCACGGCCACCATCCGTGAGGTGGGCTACCAGTTTGAGGTGGCCACGCTCAACGTGGACTTCGTGGACCCGGTGGTGCACCTCAACCGGGCGTCGGGCGCTGTGGACTTCACCACCCTGGGCCTCATCCCGGGTGAGTGGATTTTCCTTGGTGGTGACAGCGCCACGCTCCGCTTTGCCAACAACCAGGGCTTTGCCCGCGTCCTGTCCGTCACGGCGGCTCAGATCGTGCTGGACAAGTTCAACTGGACCCCGGTGGATGAGACCGGGACCGGCAAGACCGTCCAGATGTTCTTTGGCTCTGTCATCCGGTCTGAGGATGACCCGGACCTGATCAAGCACCGCACCTACCAGATGGAGCGGTACACCGGGGACGCCTCTGTGGGCTACCAGTACGTGCTGGGCTGCAGCGCCAACACCATGGAGGTCAAGGTCACCACCGCCGACAAGGTCACGGTGGACTTTGGCTTTGTGGGCATTGATGAAGAGTTTGAGGTGTCGGCCAAGGCCGGGACCCGCCCGGACATCCCGGATGAGCCTGCCTTCAACACCAGCTCTGACTTCAGCCGCCTGCGGATGCTCAACACGGACACCGACTTGTCGGTGTTCACCTACCTGACTGAGATGAGCATCAGCATCAACAACGGCATTGTCCCGTCCAAGTCCATCGCAGTGCTGGGGGCGTTTGACACGACCGCCGGTGACTTCGTGGTGGAGGGATCGGTCACCGCTTACTTCACGAGCGCGGCGGCTGCGGCTGCTGTGCGCGCAAATGCCAACGTGTCCCTGGACTTCGCCATGGTCAAGGAGAACGCTGGCTGGGTGTTTGACATCCCGCAGATTAGCCTGGGCGATGGTCGCGCCCAGGTTGAGAAGGACACCGAGATCAAGCTGCCGCTGACGATTGCGGCTGCCCAGGACCCTGTCCTGAACCACACCATGCTTGCGGTGTGCTTCTTCTACCTTCCGACCCTGGCAGACTGAGGAGAATTGACGTGACGGCAGCAAAAGACAAAACCGACATCGGGGCCATCCGTGGCCCTGAGGCCCTGTTCAAGGCCAGTGAGAAGCTGGAGGCTGAAGGCATCGTGATTGACTACGGTGACTTTTGGTTCCGCATCACCCGGGCTGGGGCCACCAACAACCGCTTCAAGAAGCTCCTGGATGCGCGCATGAAGCCGCACCGGCGGGCGCAGATGAACGACACCCTGAGCAACGATGTGGCGGACAAGATCACCCGCCAGGTCTGGGCTGAGGTCATCGTCATGGCTTGGGGCAGCAAGCTGGGGGACGGCCTGATGCCGTTCCAGGGGGAGGCTCTGAAGTTCAGCGTGCCCAACGTGGTCATGCTGTTTGAGGCTCTCCCGGACCTGTTCATTGACCTTCGGGACCAGTCCATGCAGTTGGGGCTGTTCCGGGAGGATGACGCTGAGGCCGCACTGGGAAACTGAGAGCAGTCCTGCGATATGACCTTGAGCACGGGCGCGGTGAAAAGAGGATCATGGAGGCGGCTTATGCACGCAACGTACCACTCCCTGATTTCATCCAATCCGCGCCCGCGCCTTTCCCGGGGCACGAGCTGTACCTTGACGCCTTCCAGGAGCTCAGCACGTGCCGTCCCTTCATCGGGATGGACGGGATTGCAGGACCCATACCGTGGACTGCTATTGACAAATTTGCTGAGGGCCTGGGTCTGGATGAGGAGGCTGCCCTTTACTTCCGCTGGATGATCCGGGGACTTGATGATGAGTTCCTGACCTACACAAGGACAAAGGTGAAGAATGCCGACCCTGGAGCAATTCGCAAGAAGGATCAGCCTGATCGGCACGGGCGTGGTGGAGGAGGCTGACCGCCTTGTCCGCACCGTCGCGCTGGCCGCCGATCAGGTGGTTGTCCTGCGCACTCCAGTGGACAAGGGCCGGGCACGCTCCAACTGGATTGTGGGCCTTGACGCTCCTCCCCGCACGACCATTGAGCCTTACAGCCCGGGGGAGAAGGGGAGCACCGGCGGAGCCAACGGCAGTGCCGCCCTGGCCCAGGGTGCAGCCGTGATCTCAGGCTACAGCGGGTGGCGCAATTCGTCTATTGCTATCAGCAACAACCTCCCCTACATTGACCGCCTGAACAAGGGGTGGAGCCGCCAGGCTCCCGCCGGGTTTGTTGAGGCGGCTGTCCAGAAGGCGGTGCGTGCGGTGAAACGGGCGAGGTTGATCAAATGACCACTGAACGCATCGACATCATTGTCAGCGAGAAGGGGAGCCGGGTTGTCAAGCGTGACCTGGAGGGCATTGGGGCGGGAGCAAGGACCGCAGCCGCCGGGGTGGACTTCCTGAAGAAGGCCCTCCTGGGCTTGGGCGCTGCCCTGGCGGTGCGGGAGCTGATCCGCATGGCCGACACCTACACCATGCTCAACAACAAGCTCCGCCTGGTCACCAGCGGCTCCCAGAACCTGTCAGACGTCAATGAGGCCCTGTTCGCATCGGCCCAGCGCAACCGCTCCAGCTATGAGGCCACGGTGGACCTGTATGCCCGGGTGGCCCGGAGCGCGGGGCAGCTTGGGCTGAGCCAGAATGACCTCATCGGGATCACTGACGCGGTCAATCAGTCCCTCCGCATCAGCGGGGCGTCCTCTGCTGAAGCTGCGTCGGCTGTGCTGCAGCTGGGGCAGGCGATGGGGTCTGGCGTCCTCCGGGGGGAGGAGCTGAACGCGATCATGGAGGCCAGCCCGCGCCTGGCTCAGGCTATCGCGGATGGCATGGGCGTGCCCCTGGGTGCCCTCCGGGCGCTGGGCGCTGAGGGCAAGCTCACCTCTGCCGAGGTGGTGGCCGCGATCCAGAAGGCGGGACCGGCCATCCAGGCTGAGTTCAACACCATGCAGGCGACTGTGGGCGAGAGCCTCCAGACCCTCTCTGATGCCGTCCTCAAGTGGATCGGGGACATGGACCAGGCCCTGGGCATCTCCGCTGCTCTGGCCAATGCCATCAGCTTCCTTGCCGCCAACCTTGACACCATCGCCATGCTGGCCGGGGTTGTCGGGATTGCGCTGGCCACCGCATTCGCGCTGTCACTTGCTAGCAATGTGATGGCCATTGTCTCAGAGGTCATCCGTCTTGAGATGGCCCTGGGGGCCACGGGCAGAGCCAGCGCAATCTTCAGTGCTGCCCTGAAGATGGCGCAGGGCGCTGTCCGTGGTCTGACTGCCGCAGTTGCGGCCAACCCGATTGGCCTGCTGATCGTGGGCATCGTCACCATCATCAGCTACCTGTACATGTTCCGGGATGAGATCAGCGTGACCGCTGACGGGGTTGTCTCTCTGGGCGACGTGTTCCGGGCGGTGATGAGCTTCATCATGGAGCTGATCGGGCCGGTGGTTGAGTTCTTCAGGAGCGCCTGGAGTGAGGGCATCAGCAATGTCAGCGGCTGGTTCGGGGACTTCCTGGACACGGTGATCAGCGTGCTCAGCAGCGTCCTCTCCTTTGCCGCCACCATCATCAACGCTTACATCGGCTTCTGGGTGGGGGCCTACAACGCCATCATCGCAGGCTGGGGCCTGTTCCCCGGGGCCATGAGGGACCTGGCTGTCATGGCGATGAACGGCCTGATTGACATCATCGCGGCGGGCATCCAGGGGGTGCTCAACGCCATCCAGAGCCTGCTGACCTTCATCGGCTCCGCTGCGACCCTGGTGGGCGCTGAAAACCCGTTTGCCAATATGATCAGCCCGGATGCCATCGCCGGGAGCCTGGCTGAGTTCAAGGGGACCGTGACCGGGGCCGCATCCGACCTGGGTGGTGTCGTGGCGGGAGCCTTCGGTGACGCCATGGGCACCGACTATCTGGGGGCTGCCCTGGACGGTGTTATGGCCCGGGCACGGGCCATCGCCACTGAGCGCAACGCGCTGGCTGCGGGCGGGGCGCTGGACCCGGCTGGGGGTGCGCCGGTATCACCGACCAATCCCGCTGGGACCGGCGGCGGAGCTGCTGCCCAGAAGGCGGTCAACGATGAGCTGCAGCGGGCTGAGGACATCCTGAAGGACATCAAGGGGCCGCTGGATGACTACAACAAGGACCTTGCCGCGCTGGACACGCTCCTGAAGTCCGGGGCGATCACGGCGGCTGAGTACAATGACAAATTCCGTGAAATCCGCATGACCTTCCTGGAGACCAGCAATGACTTTGCCTCCGGGATTGAGCTGGGCCTGCTCAAGGTCCAGGAGGACTTCGGAAACATGACCCAGCAGGTGAGCGGGTTCATCGGGAGCACCTTCAACGGGGCCACCGACCTGATCACCAACTTTGTCATGACTGGCAAGTTTGCCTTTGCGGACTTCGCCAGCAGCGTGATCAAGAACCTTTCCCAGATGGTCACTGAGATGCTGATCATGAAGCCGATTGCGGAGGCCCTGAAGGGGGCGCTGAGCGGGATGGGCACCGGCGGCGGTGGCGGGGCCGGGGGCTTCCTCTCCAGCCTGTTCGGGGGCGGCGGGGGCATGGGCGGCGGGGGCATGGGCGGCGGGATTGGCAGCCTGTTCGGGGGCTTTGCCACCGGCGGGAGCTTTACTGTTGGGGGCGCTGGGGGCGTGGACAGCCAGATGGTTGCCTTCAGGGCAAGTCCGGGCGAGAAAGTTGACATCACCCGCCCGGGTGAGCAGAAGAACGGCAGCAATGAGACCACCAGCGGGAACATGAGCATCACGATGAATGTGTACACTCAAGACGCGCAGAGCTTCAAGCGCAGTGAGGGCCAGGTCCAGGCCCAGCTGGCGCGGATGGCGCAGCGCGGGAAGCGGAACCTGTAATGGCATTCCATGACGTCCAATTTCCGACCGACATCAGCAAGGGGTCAAGCGGTGGCCCCATGCGCCGCACCGACATTGTGACGCTCCGCTCCGGGGCTGAGGAGCGCAACGCGATCTGGGCCAACTCCCGCCACGTGTACGATGCCGGCATGGGCCTGCGCAACACTGACGACCTGTATGAGGTCATCCAGTTCTTTGAAGCCCGCAACGGGCGGCTGCACGCCTTCAGGTGGAAGGACTGGAGTGACTACCGCTCTGGGCTCCCGCGCCAGGCTGTCACCGCCTTTGACCAGGACATCGGGACGGGGGACGGGGCCACCGTGGCCTTCCAGCTGTCCAAGACCTACACGAGCGGGGCCAACAGCTACACCCGCGACATCACCAAGCCGGTTGAGGGCACGGTGCTGCTGGCCTACACGATTGCGACCGGGGCGGAGCTGATTGCTGACGCCACTGACATGCAGACTACCAACTGGAGCAACGATGGCGCGACCGGGGCGGCTGACGGCTCCTCCTATGGCGTGTACACCAGCGCCTACAAGATCGGGGTCAGCGGGGCCGGGGTGCGGCGCTGGCTGAACGGGGGTGACTGGTCTGCGATCACCGGCGGTGAGACATACCGGGTGGTGGCCATCTTCAAGGAGGATGTGGACATTGGTGCCCAGCTCCGGGCGCGGTGCAACCTGACCGGCGGCAATGAGGACTCAATCATCAGTGGACCGTTTGCGGCTCCGGTGATCACCGACCAGAGCGCGGGACCCGTGACCAACGTCACCTCCACCGACCTGGGCGGGGGCTTCTGGCAGTGGACCTTTGACGTCACCATTGACGCGACCGCGACCAAGTGCGGTGTCTGCCCAGGCAACCTCAACGCCGGGGACCCGGTCATCATCATGGGGGCCAGCCTCCGCACGGTGCCCACCACTGAGGTGGTTTCTGACGCTGACTACACCATCAACTACCTGACTGGCATCGTCACCTTTGACGCCGCGCCTTCCGCCCTGACCACGGTGAGCGCCGGGTTTGAGTTTGACGTGCCCGCCCGGTTTGACATGGACTACCTGTCTGTGAGCATTGACGCCTTTGAGGCCGGTGCGGTCCCCAGCATCAGCGTGATTGAGGTGCGTGAATGACCAAGTCCCTTGCCCCAGCCCTCCAGGCCCACCTTGACAGCGGCACGACCACGATGGCCCTGTGCTGGAAGGTGGTGCGGGAGGACGGCTTGGTGCAGGGCTTCACCGAGCACGACCGCGACCTGACTGTTGACGGTGTCCTCCACATCGCCTCCTCTGGCTTCAGCGCGTCCATGGTGGCCCAGAGCCTGGGGCTGGCCGTGGACAACCTGTCCGTGGAGGGGGCGCTGAACAGCGACACCATCAATGAGGATGACCTGGCCAACGGCCTGTATGACGGGGCGGAGCTGACCCTGACCTGGGTCAACTGGGCTGACCCGACCTTGTACACCGTCCTCTCCCGGGGCTACATGGGGGAGGTCAAGCGTGCTGAGACCGGCTTCAGCGCTGAGTTCAGGAGCCTGAGCAGCAAGCTGTCCCAGCGCACCGGGCGTGCCTACCTGCGCACCTGCGATGCGACCCTGGGCGATGCCCGCTGCCAGGTGGACCTGGGTGACCCTGCCTTCAGCGGGAGCGGGACCGTGTCAAGCGCGGATGGGCGGAGCCTGACCGTGACCGGCATCGGGGGCTTTGACAGCGACTGGTTCACCCGGGGCCTGATCACGATGACCTCTGGGGCGTCCAGTGGCGTGACCCTTGAGGTGAAGTCCCATGCTGCCTCCAACCTGGTCCTGTGGGATGTGCCGCCGTCCGGGATTGTGGCCACCGACACCTTCACCATCACGGCGGGCTGCAAGCAGGACTGCGACACGTGCCGGGTCAAGTTCAACAACTTGATCAACTTCCAGGGCTTCCCCTTTGTCCCGGGGACCGATATCATCACCTCATACCCCACCCAGGGTGAGGGTGAGATGGATGGTGGGAGCCTCTTCACATGAGCCAGGTACAAGTTGCTGCCGCCCGGGGATGGATCGGGACCCCGTACCACCACCAAGCCTCCCTCAAGGGCGTGGGATGCGACTGCCTTGGGCTCCTGCGTGGGGTCTGGCGTGAGACCATCGGCCCGGAGCCTGAGCTCATGCCGCCCTACAGCCCGGACTGGGATGAAGCCCAGGGGCGGGAGGACATGCTGCGCGTCTGCTCCACCCACCTCATCCCGACCGATGAGGACGGGCCGGGGGTGGTCATGGTGTTCCGCATGCGCCCGGGGATGGTGGCCAAGCACTGCGCCATCAGCTCCGGGGACGGCAAGATGATCCATGCCCACCTTGGCCATGGGGTCCATGAGGTGTACATCTCCCCTTGGTGGTCCAGGCGGCTGGCTGGGCGCTTCCGCTTCCCTGAGGTGGCCTGATGGCTCAGGTCCTCATTGGCATTGCCATCAACACCGGCCTGGCGCTGCTCCAGCGGGCGCTCATGCCCGACACCAACGTGGAGGGGAGCCGCCTCAAGGAGGCCCAGGTCACCAGCTCCACTGAGGGCGTGGCCATTGCCCGCCTGTTCGGGCGGATGCGCATGGGTGGCAACCTGTTCTGGGCCACCAAGTACCTTGAGACGGTCACCACGACCTCCACCAAGTCCGGGAAGGGCGGCGGGCCGTCCACCAACACGACCTCCTACACCTACAGCGTGTCATTCGCCATCGGCCTGTGCGAGGGGGCGGCCAACACCCAGATGGGGCGTGTCTGGGCTGACGGGAAGCTGCTGGACACCTCCAAGTACACCATCCGCTTCTACCCTGGCAGCACGACCCAGACGCCTGACAGCTTCATGGAGACCATTGAGGGGGCCGGGAGGGTCCCTGCCTACCGGGGCCTGTGCTACATGATGTTTGAGCAGTTCCCCCTGGCTGAATTCGGCAACCGCATCCCCAACATCTCCGTGGAGGTGATCAAGCCTCTGGAGACTGCCACGGCGGATGACCTGGAGGAGCTGATTGAGTGCGTGGCTGTAGGTCCTGGCACTGGGGAGTTTGCGACCGCCACGACTGCCTATGTCAAGGACAACGGGCGCGGATTGGCCACCAGCGAGAACACCCACAACAGCGACAACATCCCTGACTTCACGTCCAGCATCGACACCCTGCAGGCGTCGGCACCCAACGTGGCGACCGTGATGCTGACGGCAGCCTGGTTCACCTCTGACCTGAGGGCCGGGAGCGCAACCGTCAAGCCCAAGGTCCAGTTCGGGCTGCGGAGCTTCTACACCTCTGCGGACCTGGCTGACCAGAGCGTTGAAACCGACATCGGGACCTTCCTGAAGGTCACCAACAATGATGCCTCCTCCCAGGTGGTTGACATCCGGGACGCGACCGGGGCGGTGGTGAGCACCTTCACCCTTGCGGCAGCCACCTCCCGCCAGTACCGCTGCGTGTCAGCGGGCATCCACCGGGTGCTTGGCGTCACTGTCTCTGCTGGCGCAGTGGACAGCGGGGCGCTGCTCCAGCTGGACGTGTACCAGAATGAGAGCATCACGCCCTATGACTGGAAGGTGAGCGGGCTGGAGCGTGATGACGCGCTGGAGGTGGCCGCTGACGTTGACGGCAACCCGCTGTTCGGGGGGACCCCTGCTGACCGAGCGATCTATGAGGCGATTGTGGACCTCACCGCCCGGGGAATTGTGGTGTCATTCTGCCCCATAATCCTCTGCGACCAGGTTGAGGGCAACGGCCTGACGGACCCCTACGGTGGCGCAGAGCAGGCTGCACTCCCCTGGCGTGGGCGTATTACATGCAACCCTGCCCCTGGCCAGCCTAGCACGCCGGATACCACCGCAACGGCTGCAACGCAGGTCAACGCCTTCTTTGGAAGTGCCGCTGCCTCTGACATCGGGACCGGGAGCGATGGGTTGCCGACCTGGACCGGCTCCGCCTCTGAGTGGGGATACCGGCGGATGGTCCTGCACTATGCCAAGCTGTGCGCCCTGGCCGGGGGCGTCGGGAGCTTCCTTCTGGGCTCCCAGCTGAAGGGCTTGACGCAGGTCCGGTCTGACACCGCCAACACCTTCCCGGCTGTGGCCGCCCTGGTGACCCTGGCTGCTGATGTCGCCGCGATCCTCCCCAGCGCGCAGCTGAGCTACAGTGCTGACTGGACCGAGTATGGGGCCTATGTCCCTCCTGGCTCTCCGCTTGAGCTCCGCTGGCCGCTGGACAGCCTCTGGGCCAGCGCCAACATTGACATAGTGTGCATTGAATACTTTGCGCCGATGTCCGACTGGCGGGACGGGACCACCCACCTGGACTACAGCGCGACCGTGACCAACCCCTATGACCTTGACTACCTCAAGAGCAACATTGAGGGTGGTGAGTTCTATGACTGGACCTATGCGGATGACGCCGCCCGGGACGCCCAAACCCGCACCCCGATCACTGACACTGCCTACAGCAAGCCTTGGGTGTACCGGCCCAAGGACATCCGCAACTGGTGGTCCCGTGCCCACTACACCCGCTCAGCTGCCGGGACCCAGAGCGGCTCCCCCACGAGTTGGGTGGCTTCTTCCAAGCCTCTGGGGTTCACGCCGTTTGGCTGTCCGGCGGTCAACAAGGGGACCAACCAGCCCAGCGTGGCCTATGACATCAACTCCTCTGAAAGCGCCTTCCCCCACTATAGCAACCAGAGCCGTGACGACCTGATCCAGCGCCGGTGCCTGGAGGCCATGATCCAGTACTGGCGTGACAACTCCCCCGTGGGCATGCTTTCCACGGACAGCATGGTTGTTGCTGGCTGGGATGTGCGCCCATATCCGGCTTTCCCCAGCTTCAGCGCCGTTTGGCCCGATGCCCCCAACTGGAGGACCGGCCACTGGATCACGGGACGCCTTGGGCTTGTCTCCCTGGCCCTGCTGGTTGAGGACATGTGCGAGCTGGCTGGCCTGGACCGCACGACCGACCTGGACACCACCGGCCTGTATGGCTCCTCAGCCGTGGTCCGGGGATACCTCCTGGACAAGATCATGGCACCCCGGGAGATGATTGAGCCGCTGATGACGGCTTTCAACTTTGACAGCTCTGAGTCCGGGGGCCGCATCAAGTTCTTCCTGCGGGCCAACGCCACGCCGGTTGCGCTCACCACCGACCAGCTGGTGAGTGAGGACAACAACCTGGGTGGATACTCCATCACCAAGTCCCAGGTGACTGAGCTCCCCAAGGTGGTCAAGCTGAGCTTCTATGACGAGGGCCGGGACTATGACACCGCGTCGGTGAACGGGAGCAAGGGCGTGGGCAACAGCCTCAACGTCGCCTCCATTGACCTGCCCCTGGTGTTCGACACCGCCTATGCCCAGGCGCTGGCCGACACGATGGTGCACGAGGCCTGGACCTCCCGGGACAAGGCGGAGCTTGCGCTGCCTCCCTCCCTCCTCCTGGTGGACCCGGGGGACCTCCTGAACATCACCATCAAGGCCCGGGACTTCAGCTTCAGGGTGGTGGGGATTGAGGGGGGTGAGTACCGCAAGGTGGAGGCTGCCAGCTTTGACGTGTCGGTGTTCGACTTCCTGGACTTCGCCGCCGGGGGAGGCTCCAGCGGGGCCATCACCGTCTATGGCGAGAGCTTTGTGGTGTTCATGGACATGCCCCTGACTGTGGGGGATGAGGTGCGCCCCTGGGCACCCCGGGCGCTGGCCTATCAATCACCCTGGCCGGGGACGGTCAACGTGTTTGAGGATGATGACGCGGGCGGCTTTGACCTGGACACCCAGATCACGGTGCCCTCCAGCTTTGGCGTGCTGGTTGAGCCGCTGTACTCTGCTGACCCCTTCTGCTTTACCGCCGGGACCATCACGGTGGAGATGTTCAGTGACACCCAGCTCCTGTCCACGACCGATCTGGCCGTGCTGAACGGGGCCAACACCATCGCCATCCGCAATGAAGATGGCCTGTGGGAGTTCATCCAGTTTGCGACCGCGACCCTTGTGGGCACCCGCAAGTATGAGCTCACCCGCCTGATCCGGGGCCAGCTGGGGTCTGAGGGCCAGATGCGTGACCCTCACAGCGTCGGCTCCCTTGTGGTGTACATGGGCGGCTCCAGCTTCTATCCTGTGGACCAGACCACCGACCAGATTGACATTGAGAACACCTTCAGGTCCGGGCCTGCCCCTCTCCCCATGGCTGATGCCCGCTACCAGGAGCAGGCGGTGACCAGCCTGGGCATCGGCCTGTGGCCCTATGCACCTGTGCAGCAGGAGGCTGTCCGGGACGGCTCAGGCGTGACGTTCTCATGGCTCCGCCGCACCCGCTACAGCGGGGACACCTGGCCCACTGGGGAACCTCCCCTGAATGAGGAGTCAGAGGCGTATGAGGTTGACGTCATGGACGGCACGACCGTCCTGCGCACGCTGACCTCCACCACCAATTCAGTCCTTTACGCAGCCGCCGATGAGACAGCCGACTTTGGCGGGGCGCAGACATCCATCAAGATCAGGGTGTACCAGATGAGCGCAACAGTCGGGCGTGGCTTCCCCGGAGAAAGCACGGTGGTTGTAACATGAGCCTATCCAACATTGAAATCCAGATGGCCTTGAAGGCCGCTGGCCAGTACGCTGGACTGCTTGACGGCAAGATCGGTGAAAAGAGCCAGTCAGCCATCCAGTTCATCCTCTCCAGCCAGTACTGGGAGCTGCCCAAGGGCTGGGAGGGCTGGCCCCTCCAGCGCAAGGCCATCGCGGCTGTCCAGCTGTTCCTGAAGGGCAGCGGCCACCCTGAGGTGGGGGCCATTGACGGTTACGCCGGGATGCTCACCCTGTTCGCTTTCAGCATGTGGCTGGTGGAGCGCGCGACCGGGAAGCCGGAACCCACCTGGCGTCCTGACGACAACCCGGAGCCGGTGGTGGCGGGCCAAAAGCACGACTGGGGCACGCAGCGTGACATGGTCAAGCTCTATGGCGAGGCCATGGGGCCGCAGTGCACCGCCGGTGTGGTCACCTCCCCCTTCCCCCTGAAGGTGGCGTGGAACCTGTCCCAGACCGTGACGACCTTCCGCTGCCATGAGAAGGTGGCGGACAGCGCGACCCGGGCGCTGGGGCGCGTGGCTGAGAATTACAGCCCTGAGGAGATTGAGGAGTGGGGCTTCAACATCTGGTCCGGGTGCTACGCTCCCCGCAAGAAGCGCGGCGGCTCCACCCTCTCCATGCACGCGTGGGGCGTCGCAATCGACTGGGATGACACCCGCAACCAGCTGAAGTGGGACCACACCCAGGCCAACTTCGCCCAGCCCGGGGCGCTGCCGTGGTTCAAGATTTGGGAGGCTGAAGGCTGGACCTCCCTTGGGCGTGCCCGTGACTTTGACTGGATGCACGTCCAGGCACCTGGCCTGTAACAAGGAGACTGAAATGAACCTGCTGTATGACACCAAGAGCATCTTTGGGTCCAAGACCTTCTGGGGCGGGCTGGGTGCTGTCGTGGCCGGTGTGGCCGCCGTCGCGGGCTATGTGATCAGCCCGGAGGACCTCAAGACCATCGGGGAGCTGGTCACGGGCATCGTGTCCGCTGTTGGGGGCCTGCTGGCGATCTACGGGCGCATCACCGCGACCAAGCTGATCAAGTGACCTGACAACGAGTGGACGCAGCCCACAAAACTGGGGCTGCGCCACTCACCAAGCCTGGAGAAATGTGGCAGAGCTTGACTAACTTAACTTAGTGGAAACTGGCTTCTGAGCATAAGTCCATGAAGAGATTGAGAAAACTCTGCGGCTTAGCTAAACGACACTCCCCGTTTAATTCGCTAGGCCCGGAGAGGGCGGGGATAGGCTTGGGAAAACAGGCACAATCTTACCCTCTACCCCTCCCCCCTTTTTTAGTTAAGTTATCTAAGGATTGGAGTTTTATCAACTGCGCCATGCACTTACATCGGCTTGACTAACTCTCAGTTATCCCCCGCCCTATCGCTGTTCGAGGCGTGCCCCTGGGCACCAATGACTGGCCGTCGCGCTGTCCATCCCGGGGGCCTATATTCGGCCCACAGGCGAGAGAAATGGAGCACCACCCTTGGGCTATCAACCACACACCAAGCCGTTTGAGCACCAGCAGGTCACTTGGGAGGCATCCCGGGACCTGGAGGCGTTCTGTGTGTTCTGGGAGCAGGGGACCGGCAAGACCAAGCTGACCATCGACACCTTCAACCACCTGTTCGTGGAAGGCAAGATTGACGCGGTGGTTGTCGTGGCCCCCAATGGCGTCCACCGCAACTGGATCACTGACGAGCTTCCCACCCACATGTCCCCGGCCATCGACTACAGCGCCCATGCCTACAAGGCTGAGTCGCCCATGACGGTGCGCCAGACCGGGCAGCTGAAGGACCTCCTGGCCTACCGGGGCCTGGCCATCCTGGCAATCAGCTATGACGCCTGGATGACTGATGCCGGCAAGAAGATGGTCTGGAAGTTCATGAAGAAGCGCCGGTGCATGGGCGTCCTGGATGAGAGCCACCGGGTGAAGACACCGACCGCCAACCGCACAAAGTCCATTCTCCAGGGTGGCAAGCACTTCGCATACCGGCGGGTGCTGTCCGGGACCCCGATCACCAACGGACCATTTGACATCTACAGCCAGGTCATGTTCACTGACCCGGACTTCTGGCTGCGTGAGCTCAACATCGCCTCCTTCACCGCCTTCAAGGCCCACTTTGGGGTCTGGGACAAAGGGTGGAACCAGCAGCTGGGGCGTGAGTACCCCATCCTGGTTGACTACCAGAACCTGGATGAGCTGGCTGAGGCCATCACCCGGATCAGCTCCCGCGTGACCAAGGATGATGTCCTGGACCTCCCGCCCAAGCTCTACACCAAGCGGTACTATGAGATGGCACCGGCCCAGCGCCGCATCTATGCCAGCCTTGAGCAGGACTTCGCCGCCTTCCTGGACGGGGAGGACGGCCTGATCACCGCTCCCCTGGCCATCACCCGCATGCTGCGGCTCCAGCAGGTCCTGTGTGGATACGTTCCAGTGGACGGGGACCTTGAGCCGACTGAGCTCATTGACCGCAAGGTCAACCCGCGCCTGAAGCTCCTGCGTGAGGCGGTGGAGGACACCAACGGCAAGAACATCATCTGGGCCACCTGGACCCGGGACATTGACCTGATCATGGAGGCCCTCAGGGAGGACGGGCGCAACCCGGTTCGCTATGACGGCACCGTGAGCGATGACGACCGGGCGGCGGCCAAGCTGGCCTTCCAGACCGGGGATGCCACAGACTTCGTGGCCAACAGCCAGATGAGCGAGGGGCTGACCCTGATCAGCTCCAACTTCACGCTGTACTACAACAACAGCTACAAGCTGCTGGACCGCCAGCAGTCTGAGGACCGCAACCACCGCATCGGGCAGCTCAAGCCGGTCACCTACTGCGACCTGATCTGCCCGGGGACGCGGGATGAGCGGGCGATTGAGGCGCTGGTGCGCAAGGCCGGGGTGGCACAGGTCATCCTGGGAGACAAAGTGAAGGAGTGGCTCTGATGACCGTGTACGTTGTCCAACAACACCGCAAGTACAACAAGGACACCGGGGAGTACGTGCCGGTGTTCGATTTGGAGCCTGCCACCGAGCACGGCCAGCTCAGCTTCTTGCTGTCACCCACTGCGGCTCCCTTCCACCCTGAGACAGTCATCCCGGAGCTTCGGGAGGCCCTCCAGGACTTCAACGATGACGACCACCTGCTGCTGGTGGGCAACCCGGTCCTGATCGGCTGGGCCACCGCGATTGCTGCCGACTACAACGATGGCCGGGTGTCGGTCCTCCAGTGGTCCGGGCGTGACCAGCGGTACATCCCGGTGTCGGCTCAAGTGTTTGAAGTTGACCCTGCATGACCCAGAGGCTAGACTGAGCGGGCGCAGAAATGGAGCACCAGATGTCAGACACTTCCTTTGAAGAACACGCACAGGTGGAGCTGGGGGACAACATCCTTGCCCAGATCGCACAGACCGCCCGGGACATCCTCCAGGCTGAGAAGGACGTGGCGGAGCGGGAGCAGGCCCTGAAGGACGCCAATGCGATCCTCCGCACCCTCAAGGATGAGGTCATGGTGGAGCTGATGACAGCGGCGGGCCAGGACCTGGTCAAGACCGTTGACGGCATCACGGTCAAGATTGAGAAGCTGACACGCGGCTCCCCCTCTGAGGAGAACATGCCCGCAGCCCTCAAGTGGCTCCAGGAGCACGGCCACGGGGGCATCATCAAGTCTGAGGTCAAGGCCGACCTGGGGAAGGCTGACCCGGAGAAGGTCAAGGCAGTGATGCTGGCGATGACGATGGCTGGGGCCAAACCGGCGGCCAAGAAGTCCGTGGCCTGGCAGACCCTGGGGGCGCTGGCCAACGAGCTGATGGAGAAGGGCGTGGAAGTCCCGCTGGACATCCTGGGGGTGTTCCACATCAAGCAGGCAAAGATCACCCTGCCAAAGTGAATTGAGGTCCCGCCACCTGGGTCAACGGTGTGGAGGCCCTCCTGCATGGGGGATAGCGCGGGGAGCTGGGGCGCAACAACCCGGTTCAAACTGGAGACCAGAGATGGCAAAACCAACGACTGACGTGGCTGTGAAGCCGGGCACTGCCCAGCTCCCGGCTGAGTACCAGGGCCTGGAGGAGTTTGAGGGCCAGGGCACCAACGAGCTTGACAGCTCTGACAAGTCTGTCCCCTTCATCAAGATCATTGAGAAGGGCAGCCCTGAGATGGAGGAGGGCATTGGCGCTGAGCCGGGGATGTTCATCAACACCGCGACCAAGCGCCTGTACAAGTCCCTGCGGTTTGTTCCGGCCTGCCGTGAACACGCCTATGTGGAATGGCGTCCTGTGGACGCGGGCGGCGGGTTCATCGCCTCCTACCCCAGCACCGCGCCGATCAGCGTTTGGGCCAAGTCCCAGCGTGGCAAGGTGAGCCTGAAGAATGGCAACGACCTGGTTGAAACCTTCTACCTGTTCGGCTGCGTGCTGGACGATGACGGTGGCGACCCGGAGCCGGTGGTCATCGCCTTCACCTCCACCCGCATTGCGACCTACAAGACCATTGCGGCCAAGTCCAATGCCATCATGCTCCCCGGGCGTCTGGCGTCGGGAAGTTCAACCCGCCGTGGTTCAGCCACGTCTGGCGCTTGACGACCAAGAAGGAAACTGACGACAAGAAGCGCACCTGGTTCACCTTTGTGGCCGACTGGGACAGCGATGACAAGGGCGCAGCGGGCGCACGCCTGACGGCAGACCACCCGGCGGTTCAGCTGGGGGCGCTGCTGGTCAAGCAGAAGGCCGATGGCAGCCTGAAGATGGCTGAAGAGCCGTCCAAGGGCGAGCAGCCTGACACCGGCTCCTCCCAGGGCTACACGGGCGGTGCCCGGGGCGGCTCCGGGAACACGGGGGATGACGATGACCCGCCGTTCTGAGCGCCTGCGCAAGCAGGGCCACCCGACTGGCCACCCCACGGGCCTGATCGGGCGCAAGGGCGAGTACCAGCGCCGCCAGCTTGGCGCTGTGGTCCGGGGCACCCGCGTCCTGACCTACCACGCGACCAAGGGCTGGCTCAACCGTCGCGCATGACATCGGCTGGGGCGGGAGGTCACGGGACCGCCCCAGCTGACAGCCCCAGGTGAAAGCCTGGGGCAACCTTATTGAGAAATGGAGCACACATGGAATGGGGACCGCAACAGAATGACGCGCTGAAGGACGTGGACCGCTGGCTGCGGGACCGCTCTGGGCCTCAGCTGTACCGCCTGTTTGGGTACGCCGGGACCGGCAAGACCACGCTGGCCCGCCACCTGTCAGAGGACGTCAACGGCACCGTGCTGTTCGCAGCCTACACCGGGAAGGCCGCCAGCGTCCTGAGGGCCAGCGGCTGCCTCAACGCGCAGACCCTCCACAGCCTGATCTACCTCCCCAAGGAGAAGTCCAGGGAGCGCCTCCTGCACCTCCAGCTGGAGCTGGCTGACGTGCGGCGGGCGCTGGCTGAAGGCGACATCCCCCAGGACAAGGTCCAGGGCTGGGTGGACCGGATGACCCGGCTGTCCGGGGAGGTGGAGGCTGAGGAGAAGAACAACGAGCGCCCGGACTGGACCCTGAACCTGGAGAGCGCCCTGACCACCGCAGCCCTCCTGGTGGTCGATGAGTGCTCAATGGTCAATGAGGAGATGGCGCAGGACATCCTGTCATTCGGGTGCAAGGTCCTTGTCCTGGGCGACCCTGCCCAGCTCCCGCCGGTCACCGGGACCGGATACTTCACCGATGCCACCCCGGACTTCATGCTGACTGAAATCCACCGCCAGGCCCGGGACAACCCGATCATCTGGCTGGCCACCCAGGTCCGCACCGGCAACCGCCTGGAGCAGGGCCAGTATGGTTCCTCATCGGTGATCAGCCGCGCCACCCCGGAGCTGGCCCTGGAGGCCAACCAGGTCCTGGTCGGGCGGAACAAGACCCGCCTGTCAACCAACCGGCGGATGAGGGAGCTGAAGGGCATCTCCAAGACCTCCCCCTGGCCGCTGGCCGGGGAGAAGCTGGTGTGCCTGCGCAACGACAAGGAGATGGGCCTGCTCAACGGGACCCTCCACCTGGCCGTGGAGGACTCATTGGAGGCCGGGGGCTTCATCAACCTGCGCATCCAGCCAGAGGAGGGCGGGGACAGCATCCTGGTCCCGGCTCACCCGGAGCACTTCAACGGGGACCCTGACCAGATCGGATACTGGGACCGGCGGAGCGCCCAGGAGTTCACCTTTGGGTATGCCCTCACCGTCCACAAGGCGCAGGGCAGCCAGTGGGGGAAGGTCCTGCTGATTGACGAGTGGGACATGCGTGAGACGCGCAGGCAGTGGCTGTACACCGCGATCACCCGGGCGGCGGAGCAGATCACGGTGGTGAGGGCCGGGTGAGCGCCGGGGAGGACCTGGACCGGGCGCACAAGCTGGCCGCCCGGGCCTGCGGCCGCATGGTTTACATGCTGGTCAAGTACCGCATCCCCAAGGCGGAGCTGGAGCAGACCCTGAAAGGGCTTGAGGAGGCCGGGGATATCATCAGATCACTGTTGACCCCAACTGGCCCTAGCGGTTAGGCTGGCATTCCATGCTATATCTAGGGGCGTCAAATGGATTTTGGACCGCAGACCCAGGTGGGGGACTATTTCCACGCAATGAAGTACCGGCAGCCGCTTGAGGACTTCCGGGAAGCCAACAACCGGGTGGCATCCGCCCTGAAGGATGATGACGACCACTACCACAAGATCAGGGAGATCACGGGCACCCAGCGGTTCATGTACGCTGGCCGCATCCAAAGCTCCATGGGGGCGGCGCGTGAGACGACCCCATACAACTGCTATGTGTCCGGGACCATTGAGGACAGCTTTGTCACGGGGGAAGGGAACATCATGCAGCGGGCCACCGAGGCCGCAGCGACCATGCGCATGGGGGGCGGGATCGGCTATGACTTCAGCACCCTGCGTCCCCGGGGTGACAGCATCAAGAAGCTCCAGTCACACTCCTCCGGGCCGGTCAGCTTCATGAAGATTTTTGACGCCGTGTGCAAGTGTGTCGCCTCCTCTGGGCACCGCCGGGGCGCACAAATGGGCATCCTCCGGGTTGACCACCCCGACATTGAGGAGTTCATCCACGCCAAGCAGAACACCACCGAGCTGACCGGCTTCAACCTCTCCATTGCTGTCACCGACAAGTTCATGCAGGCGGTCAAGGACGGGACCATGTTTGAGCTGACCTGGGGCGGGCGGGTGTACCGGGAGATTGATGCCCGCAACCTGTGGGAGGCCATCATGCGCTCCACCTGGGACTGGGCTGAGCCGGGGGTCATCTTCATCGACACGGTCAACCGACTCAACAACCTGTACTACTGTGAGACCATCGCCGCGACCAACCCCTGCGGTGAACAGCCGCTCCCCCCGTTTGGGGCCTGCCTTCTGGGCTCTGTGAACCTTGCCAAGTACATCCGGCATGTGACTGCCATGATCAAGACCAAGGCGTGGCGCTTTGACCGGGAGCAGCTGATTGCCGACCTCCCGCACATCGTCAGGGCCATGGACAACGTGGTGGACCGTGCCCGCTATCCTCTCCCCCAGCAGATGGCTGAAGCCCACGGCAAGCGCCGCATGGGCATTGGCGTCACCGGGGCGGCCAACGCGGCTGAGGCCATGGGCCTTCCGTATGGCTCAGCCGGCATGAAGGAGTGGCTCAAGGACGTGATGAAGCTCATCGCTGTGGAGTGCTACCGGGCCAGCGCCCTCCTGGCCAAGGAAAAGGGCGCTTTCCCGATGTATGACCGGGACAAGTACCTGGCCGGGGCGTTCATCCAGAAGCTCCCCCAGGATGTCCGGGACCTCATTGCTGAGCACGGCATCCGCAACTCCCACCTGACCTCCATCGCACCGACCGGGACCATCAGCCTGACCGCTGACAACTGCAGCTCCGGGATTGAGCCGGTGTTCAGCTACGTCGCTGAGCGCCCGGTCAACACGCCTGCTGGCGTGGAGATGGTGGAGGTGGAGGACTACGGGGTGCGGATGTTCGGGGTGCACGGGCGCACCGCTGCCCAGGTCACCCCCCAGGAGCACATTGACGTCCTGGTGACCGCTCAGGAGTGGGTGGACAGCGCCTGCTCCAAGACCTGCAACCTGGACGGGAGCGTGGAGTGGGAGGACTTCAAGCAGCTGTACATGCGCGCCTGGGAGGGCGGGGCCAAGGGCTGCACGACCTTCAACATTGACGGGAAGCGGATGGCCCTGCTGACGTCCAAGGGGACCAACAAGCCTGCGCCCGCACCGGAGCCGGTGGAGGTCACCGCCGTTGAGCCTCCTCCCCCGGCCATGGAGGACGCCTGTGGCTGGGACCCGGTGAGTGGCCGCCGGGAGTGCGCGTGATGGCCGGTGGGGACCTGTACCAGGAGGTCATGGCTGGCTACATGGCCGGGGCGCGGTGGCAGCGCCAGCACCCTGAGGCCAAGCGTGCCCTGCTGGTTGGGCAGGCCGCTCCTCCCCTGAAGCCGGGGACCACCCACCACCCGCTGTTCCCCTTCCCCCGCAACTGTGCGGGGGAGCGCCTGTTCAGGCTCAGCGGCTGGACCTTCCAGCAGTGGTTCAGCCACCTGGACCGGGTGAACACCATTGAGCACTTCCCGGGCCGGTCCAGCTCCGGGAAGGGGGACGCCTTCCCCCTCCCGCTGGCCAGGGAGTGCGCCGCCAAGCTGGTGGTGGAGCGCCGGATGTTCCAGCGCACTGTGATCTTTGTCGGCAAGGTCAACGCTGAGTGCTATCCCTGGGCGCTGCCCGACCCGATGGAGCTTGTGGCCCAGCCCGGGGGAGGCTCCTGGGCCTGGCTCCCCCACACCTCAGGCATTGTCGGCTTCTGGAACGATGAGGCCAACCGGGAGAAGGCCCGGGCGCTGTTCTCATGCGTGGGGGCAACTTTCTTCTGCTGACTGGAAGATTGGGGGTTGACTTATCCCCGGTCAGCAACTATCTTCATGGTACTGAGACTGAGAAATGGAGCACCACGATGACGATGATTCACACCCCCACTGGTCGCAAGGTTCAGGTCCTCTCCATGGACAGCGACCCGTCCTGCCTGGTCTGGGTTTTCTTCTGCGACAATCCAGAACAAGACGCCTTCGTGCCCCGCACCGAGCTGGAGGCCTGATACCATGAACGCCTTCACCAAACTCCAGCCCTACAACGTCCACGTCCGGTACGGCCAGGACCTCTTTCAGGACATCCTGGTCCAGGCCTACAGCCCGGAGGACGCGATCAAGAAGGCCAAGGCCCTCACGACCCTCCCGACCCGCTGGGCCCGGTTCATCGTCTAAACCCCCAAACCCACAGAAATGGAGCACACCATGACCACGACCACCACCCCCAACTTCGCCGCCACCATGGACATCGCCAACCTCACCGTCCAGTTCTTCCCGCACGCCAACGCGGCGGAGAATTGGGCCGACAAGCACGACCACTTCTTGGTCACCGGCCCGTCCGATCTGGAGGGCCTCAGCATCGCCCAGCTTGTCGCGGTGTACAACACCATCACCGCCCTCCTGGGCCCAGACTACCAGCCCATCAAGCGGTTCAGCGACAAGACCGCAGGCGCGACCCGGACCTGGATCAGGCTGCAGGACCTTGCGACCAAGACCAAGGTCACCGCACCGGCCAAGGAGGCCAAGCCCAAAGCCGACAAGGCCCGGGACGCGGCCAAGCCCGCCACCTCCAGCGACTATCCCGCACCGGCCAAAGCGCCCAAGGCTCCCCGGGCCAACACCGGGATCAACCTGGAGCCCAAGGCCACCGCCTATCCCTGCAAGGAAGGCTCCAAGCAGGCCCTGCTGGTTGACCTCCTCTCCCGGGAGCAGGGCGCGACCATGGCGGAGCTGATGGTGGCGATGTCGGGCGGCGGGAAGCCGTGGCAGGAGATCACCGTCAAGTCCGGGCTGAATTGGGACATGAACAAGATCAAGGGCTATGGCATCCGCACGACCAAGCGCGGGGACAGCGACTGCTACCACCTTGTCATGCCCAAGGGCCAGACGGCTCCCCACCCGCACACGCCGCTCAAGACCAAGAAGCCCGCAGCGGCTGCCCAGTGATCCAGGCGCGGGGGCCACTCCCCCGCACCCATCTTCCCCTCAGAAATGGAGCACCAGAATGACCGCGACCGTCCAAGACCTCTCTGAAGATCAAGTCAACATCATCCGCAAGGTGGAGAAGCTCCTTGCCCTGGCCAACGCCAAGAAGGGCAACGAGGCTGAGGCCGCTGTGGCGGCTGCCAAGGCTCAGGAGATGCTGGCAGCCTACAACATCGACATGGCCATGATCGACCAGGGCGGCGGCACCAGCGGGAAGCGGGAGGACGCCAAGCAGAAGGGCGGGGTGTACCTGTACCAGCGGAGCCTGTGGAGGGCGGTTGCTGAGCTCAACTTCTGCATGTACTGGACCAGCCGCCGGTGGGGGAGCCGGGAGGTCAACAAGAGCTACAGCTGGGGCAAGCAGAAGGAGACCATCTGGGCCATCCGCTATGAGCACCGGGTTGTCGGGCGCACGGTCAACGTGATCAGCACCAAGAACATGGCAGAGTACCTGGAGCAGACCATTGAGCGCCTGGTCATGGCCCGCGTCGGTGACGACAACACGCAGCGGTTCAGCCGCTGGGCTGTCTCCTACCGCAAGGGCGCTGCCGCCCGGATCATTGAGAAGGTCCAGGACCGCCGGGATGAGATGGAGGCTGAGGAGGCCGCCAAGAAGCGGGAGGCTGAGCACCGTGCCGCCCGGGCCGGGGTGTCCACCTCCACCACCCTGACCATCGCTGACGTCCGCAAGTCTGAGCGGGATGCCAACAATGACTTCCTCCATGGGGAGGGCTGGAGCGCCAAGCAGGCGGAGCGCCAGCGCCTGGCAGCCATCGCGGCGGCCAAGGCTGAGGCGGAGTACACTGCCTGGGCACAGGCCAACCCTGAGGAGGCACGGGCCAAGGAGAAGGCTGCCCAGGAGGAGTCAGACCGCTACTGGGCCAAGCGGGCCAGCCGGGGCGGGCGGAGCACCTCTGAGGACGTGGACCAGGGAGCCTACTGGGCCGGATACGATGAAGCCAAGTCCGTGGGCATTGACCCGCAGGCTGAGGGCGCACGCAAGTCTGCTGGGAGGATCACGGCATGAGCGGTCAGGGCCACTTCCGCGCCTACACCAAGGCCAACTTCCGGCAGGACGCGCTGGACATGTTGGCCCAGGCCAACCAGATCATTGAGGGCTATGAGGGTCAGGGATACAGCCTGACCCTGCGCCAGCTGTACTACCAGTTTGTGGCCCGGGACCTCCTGCCCAACAGCCAGGCGTCCTACAACAAGCTGGGGGACCTGATCAGCCGGGGCCGGATGGCTGGGCTTGTCAGCTGGACCGCGATTGAGGACCGGGGCCGGGGCCTGAAGGGGCTGCGCACCTACAGCCACCCCAACCAGGCCCTGAAGGCTGTCCATGACTCATACCGCCGGGACCTCTGGGCAGACCAGCAGTGGCGTCCTGAGTTGTGGGTGGAGAAGCAGGCGCTGGAGGGCGTCATTGGGGGCATCTGCAACAAGCTCCGCATCGACTTCTTTGCCTGCAAGGGCTACAACAGCCAGTCAGAGCAGTGGGCGGCGGGGCAGCGGTTTGCGGAGTACGTGAAGAAGGGCCAGCGCCCGATTGTGTTCCACCTGGGTGACCACGACCCGTCAGGCCTGGACATGACCCGGGACAACCGGGAGCGCCTCAGCCTGTTCGCCGGGGTGCCGGTGATGGTCCAGCGCCTGGCCCTGAACATGGCCCAGATTGAGGAGCTGAACCCGCCTCCCAACCCGGCCAAGCAGACTGACAGCCGCTTTGAGGCGTACCAGGAGGAGTTTGGTGACAGCTCCTGGGAGCTGGACGCGCTGGAGCCGCAGTACATTGAGCGCCTGATTGAGCGCAACGTCGCGCTGATCCGGGATGAGGCCCAGTGGGACCAGTCCCTGCTCCGTGAGGTGGAGGAGAAGGAGCAGATTGCAGCCGCCATGGAAATGCTGGGCTGAGCCAAATGAAATAACTTTCCCCGGTCATGCACCGGGGATAAGCTGGCCTGATGAAATGGAGCGCCCGATGCTGACTGACAACACACCCCTTGAAGATCACTTTGACCAATTCGGCCTGATGGTCAAGCGGGAGGACCTCAGCTGTGCTCCCCCCGGGCCACCCTTCAGCAAGACCCGGGGTGTGTACGCCCACGTCAAGGCGCGACCTGAGGGCACCATCGGGGTGCTGGACACCTCCCACTCCCAGGCCGGTCACGCTGTGGCGCAGGCCTGCCAGCTCCTGGGCAAGAGGTGCATCAACTTCTACCCTGTGAGGAAGGCTGAGCAGTTTGACGCCTTGCGCCCCCAGCAACAGGCCGCTCAGGCTTTGGGGGCGGAGCTGGTCAGCCTCCAGGCAGGCCGCTCCGCCATCCTGTACCACGCCGCCAAGGCCAAGCTCAGGGAGCAGGGGGATGACATCTACATGATGCCCAACGCCTTGAAGCTCCCGGAGATGGTCACTGAGACCGCCCTGGAGGTTGAGCGCACCCTCCACACCCGACCCGACCTGGGCCTGTCCCGCTCCTCCCCCGTCCTCATCGCCATCAGCTCCGGGACCATCGCCGCCGGGGTGCTGCGGGGCTTCATGCTGGGTGGGGGCTTCTTCAGCCGCAAGTTCATCCTCCATCAGGGCTATGACAGGCCAGCCGGGGCCACGCTCCGCTACATCTCTGAGCAGTCGGGCATCCAGCTGGCCGTCCTGGAGCCGCACGTCATCCTGGTCAACGAGGGCTACAGCTATGCCGACCGGGCGCGACCGGGGCCTGACGCACCCTTCCCCTGCAACGAGTATTATGACCTCAAGGCGTTCAGGTGGTGGCTCCGGGAGGGGCGTGCCCAGTGGGGTGAAGCCCTCATGTGGAACATCGGCAAATGAGGCTCCTGTCCTGGTTCAAGAGAGCTGCGGTGCCAGAGGCTCCCCCAGTCGCGGCTCCGCCTATCGTGGATGTCCAGCGCAACGCCAACGGCTGGCCCACGACCCCGGTGGAGGACTTCACCGATGAGCAGCTGGTCCGGGAGGCTTCCCGGTGGGCCCACATGCGGGGCAGCCCATACGTGGGTGGGGGACAGTTCCAGAAGTACAACGATGAGCTGCTGCGCCGGGGCGTGACCCACGACTGGTCCGGCATTGAAT